GTATGGCTGTGGTCTCAAGATCGTCGATTTGTGCTGCGTAAGTATCTTCTTCGTTGTGTTTCAACCCCAGTGCAGACTTCAAACTATCAACATTGCTTCTATGATCGTATGCTTCTTTTGCAGTTTCGTAGAAAGTACTGGGCTTTCCGTTGATATCACCAATTTTAAACAAGGAATCTTCAACAACTTTGAGTTTTTTACTAATTTCGTCTTGATACTGCACTGCCTCATGCAGTTCTTTTTCTTTTTCTGAAAGAATAGCAGCCTTCTTGTCTGCATGAAGTGCTTGACCACAAGTAAAACACATTGCGTCAGCAAGATCGTCAATTTCTTTTGCAATTTTTTCAATAGATGAGTCTGCACGAAGCAAAGCAGAGCCTAGTGTACTCTTTTGTTTGTTCAACGATACAATTTCGCCGTTGAGAGCAGTCCAGTTTACCAGTTTGTCATGTGCATCGAGTTCTTTTTCAATGTTTAGTTGTTCAAGTTCGTTGATAGACTCTTTTAGTTTCTCGATATCTTGATTTTTCTTAAGATTCCATGCACGTTGACGACTCTTAAGTGTTTCAATACTCTGAGTTATCTTCTCATTGCTTGACTTGATAGCATTGATCTTAAGAGTTTCCTCAGTGATTAGGTCTTTGGTTGTTTTTATTTGTTCTTTTAGTGTTTCTGCCTTCTCTGAAAGCAGTGTAATACCTAAAAGTTGTTCGATTATTTCTCTTTGTTCATTGGTTCGCATACTAAGGAACGGTTCTGTATAGGTATTCAGTGCAACAATGTGTTTAAACATATTATGGCTCATACCTAGCAGATCGTTGATAGCCTTTTGTGTTTCTCTGCTATCGCCTTGGCTTTCATCCACAGTTTCGGCAAACTGTTCTATGTCGTTAACATAGAATTTAAGAATATTAGGTGATCTTCCGCGTTCAATACGGTAAGTTATACCGTTTTTCTCAAAATTTAACGTAATCAACATACCTTTGTTGTTGGTTTTGTTAATTAAGTTATTTTTCTTGATATTAGTTAGTGCTTGGCCGTACAGGGCGTACGATAAACCATTGATAATTGTGGTTTTACCTGTACCGTTACGAGAACCAGAATCGTCACCTCCTTGATCTAAGTTTTCGCCAAGCACTAGAGTGAGCTGTTCACGGTTAAAGTCAACAGCCTGGGTAACATTACCCACACTCATAAAGTTTTTAACAGTTAAGTCTTTGATTTTTATGGTCATAGTTCACTATAGATGTTTAGTAGCAGTGACTTATCGAAATTGTCACTGTCAATTGCAAGAATTTCATTGGAAACAATTTGATCTACGCTTTCAAACTTAGCAATATCAATGTCTGACGTCATTTCGTCGAGTTGTTTCTGTGGAATAAGCGTAATTTCTCTGCAATCGTATTCTTTTATAAATGTTTCTTTAATAAAATTTGCTTCTTCAAACGAAATTGGAATATCGATAGTAACACGAAGATACATTTTGCTCTTTAGCAGTGTGTCTTTCTGATCAATCAACTGCGAAAGTGCAATTGTACGGTACTTTGGAGCATCTGGCCAGTTGATGTACTCAGGTTCCTGATTGTTTTCGCGATCTAGAATCATCATTCCACGTGCATCATCCCACGAATCGGCATAGTTGTGCGGAAACGCATTGCCGATGTAATGAATTTTACCTTGAACCTGTCTTTTATGGAAGTGTCCACTGAACACATAGTCTTGATTCACAAAGTGTTCTGATTTAAGTTCGCCGTGATCGGGCATTTGAACCATTGCGTTCATGTAAAAACTAGGAAGTTCAAAATGTCCAAACATGTATCGTGCTTTGATTTTGCTGATACGTTTCCATTCCTCGCCTACTAGCCAAGGCACTAGGGCAACATCATCTTTTACAAGAACATCATTGACCACAGTAACTCCGGGTATGTGTTTTGCAAATTCGGTTGACTTTACATCTCTTTTATCTTTGTAGTAGAGATCATGGTTGCCTGCAAACATAAAAAATTGATCAAATGCTTGACCAAGTTTTTCCAATGAACGTAAACCACTGTCCATAGTAGTTAGATTGAGACTGTTTCTGTTGTGATTCCAATCACCACAAAAGATTCCGGTTTCACAACCGTTTTCTTTAGCAGTTTTAATGAACCAATCAACAAAATCCTCGCAATCTTGATTATGAACACGCGAATTGCCCTTCATACCATAGTGGATGTCGGTGAATACAGCGGCTTTCTTAAACAAAATTTATTACTCCGTATTGTTTTTTAGTATAAAGTCTAACTCGTTGATTGTCAACACGTTTTTATTCATGACTGTCGTTAAAACGTTTGAGTCCTGCTTCAAATTCGCCTGCACTTTGTCTAGTAAAACTAGGATTCAAGTTATTCATTTCTAAAATGTCGTCTCTTATGTTCTGATTACGCTTTTCGATGTTAATAACACGAACAAAACTGTTTGTGACGGCAGCAGTGTAGTAAGCAAACGGATTTTGCGATTTAGATTCGTCAAATTGAAGGCCAATCTGTGAAAGTTGCAGGATTGCTTGCCCTTTCATCTCATCGTTGTAGGTATAACCACGAACGTTACCGCGTGTAGCGTATCTATCACAGAGTTTCATCCACATAAGAGCAAGTTTATTGGTTGCACGGCCGTGATCTTTACTAAAATGTCCGTTTTCCATACCGCCAGACCAGTGACTTTTGCCTACACAGATTAATTCGTCGTTGTCGTTGAATTTCCAATGTTGAAATGGAGGGAAGTTTAACTTTGTTTTTCCATCGGCTATGGTTTTTGGATTTTTCTTACGACCTGCTTCGTCAGGAATATGGTCATATGTTGTAATACGAAAAATTAAATCTTTTTTTTCTATTTTTTTGTAATCTATTTCGACATCTGCTAGTTTAACTTTGTTTCCAGCAGTCTTTTCTTTTTCGTATGCTTCCGACGATAGTTTTTTTGCTCTATTTTTCTTTGCTTCAGCAATGGTTCGTATGTTTATTTTATCTATACTGGGTAGTATAATATCATAATCCGCATATTCAGATTCTACAAAACTCGAAAAAGTATTTTTTGATTTATGTATTTCTAAAAGCATATCCTTGTTATTAAGATAGTTTACTTTCTTCATTTTTTCTCCTAGAAGTATAATTTATTTTAAACTACGTAGTTAATTTTGTCAACTAAATATATGTGGAGTATTCGAAAATGTCATTATCAGGTTTAAGCAAATTAGTTAACAAAGTCAGTTCCACTGCTAATAAAATTGGTAGTGCAATAAACTTTGTTAATAATTTTGAAAGCAATATTAAACGAACAATTCAAGATTTTACAAATCCTACAAAGTTTATTTCACAAAATCGACTGGGTAATCTTCCAGTAGGAGCAGAATTCAATGATACTATAAGATCGTACAGTTCTTACAGTGCTGCATCACAAACTGCTAGCGAAGATTGGCGAGTTAGAATTCATTTACCGGAAATTGATTCATTTTCGTCGTCATCAATTTTAGCTCCTCTAGTAACATCAAACAAAAGTATGGTATTTCCTACTACTCCACAGATTTTAGTTAGCCATACTGCAAACTACAATACACTTGCTCCTGTACATACTAATTATCCATTTCCTACATACCAAAATAGTGCAGTTGAAGACATTACTATTACTGCTGAATGGCCAGTTGAAAACGAAGCCGACGGTAGATACTGGATGGCATCGGTACATTTCTTAAGAAGTGTTACTAAAATGTTCTATGGTGAATCGCCAAACAGAGGTTCGCCACCTCCGTTGGTTTATTTGAGTGGCTATGGAGACTTTATTTTTAATAGAGTGCCAGTGGTTGTAAAATTATTTTCCATGGACCTCCCTGATTCGGTTGATTATATTAAAGTTCCGGTGGTTGAAGGAGCATCAACAGATAATACAACAAGTTCATATACCTATGTTCCTACACTAAGCAGATTAAACGTTACAGTATCGCCAACATACAGCAGAGACGAAGTAAGCAAATTTAATCTTGATGAATTTGCCAAAGGTGGATACATTGGCAGTGACAGAGGATTTATCTAATGGTTGAATATTCAAATACCAGCCCGTGGTTCAAAACAGAAATAGTTCAAAACAACTACTTGGGAATTTATACCAAGAGAAATATTCCAGCAAGAGACGACGATATCTTGTACGAAATACAACCTCAGTACACTTACAGACCTGACCTACTGGCATTTGACCTTTATGGAAGTGCTAAACTATGGTGGGTCTTTGCAGTTAGAAACATGGATGTTCTTAAGGATCCTGTCTTTGACTTTGTACCTGGAAACAAAATATATTTGCCAAAAGGTTCGTTGTTGAGCAGTATTATAGGAATTTAAAATGGCATTATTAAAAAATCCTCTACATCAATACAAATCATACAACTATCGTTGGTCGTTTGGGGTAATAGCCGCTGGTGAATTACAAAATCCTAGTACCTATAAAGATACAGGCGGCAATTTAGTAATAATTCAATCTGGTGGTCTTCCTAACAAACCTGTTAAAACTGACATTGAAAATAAATTAGGAATAAATTTAGAATTTTTTATTGATGACATTAACATAGAATCGTTGATTTCGCCTAACCCTACCACAGGTGTTTCTAGTGCAATTAGCATTGACTTTACAGTAACAGAACCCTACAGTATTGGTCTATTTTTTCAGTCATTGGTAGTTGGCGCAGAGATGGGAGGATATACAAAGAATTCATACCTTGAAGCACCTTTCTTTTTGACCTGCGATTTTGTTGGATGGACACCAGATTCTGATACTCCTGTAATAGTCGAAAAAAGAACTTTGGTTATAAAATTAATTGATTGTAAATTTAAAGTTGATTCCGGCGGTACAGTTTATAATATATCTGCAATTCCTTATAATCACATTGCTTTTACTGATGAAGTGCAAAACATAAGAACAAATGTTGAAATGTATGGACTTACAGTTGCTTCTAAACTGAATAATTTGTGCGAAACACTGAATAGACAAGAACTTGAAAAAGTTGTACTAAATCAAAAAAAGGTTGAGGACGAATATGTAATACGTTTTCCTGATCCAAATGAAGGTACTACATCTGGGTACGGAAAATCAAACGATATAGTTTCTTCTTTTATATCAATGGGTGCTGTTACAAGTGCAGTTTCCGGGGGAACAAACTATATCGGAAGCAGTACAATTATCAAAGATTTTAGTGAATTAGGTAAAAATCTTTTTGGCTTAGAAGCAGTGTCTATGGATGATCAGACAGTTCAGTTTGAAAATTTTGCTGTTGATAAAAGTTCAAGAGTTTTTTACTTTAATGAAGGTTCTAAAATTGAACAAATCATTAACGATGTTATTTTAACAAGTACTTGGGGACAAGGTCTATTAGAAAGACAGCCAGATGCCAAAGGTATGGTTGACTGGTTTAGAATAGATGCCAAGTTAGAAATAATCAGCACAGAAGAAATGCAAAACAGTGGCAAACCAGCATTTAGATATATCTACGATGTTATTCCTTGGAAAATACACAGTAGTAAGTTTCAAGAACCCTCAACTCCATATAACTACGTTCCTAATATCAATGATTGTGTTAAAGCATATTACTATTCGTATACTGGAAAAAACACAGACATTATTGACTTTGAATTTTTTGTTAATAGTGCATTTTTTAAGCCTTTTGTAAATCTACAATCTGGAATTGATTCTAATACAGCATATGTTGTTGCTCCTAACAGAGATAGACAGGACTATGATGTAAGTTCCGGTCCAGGATTTGAATCAAAGGGAAGAAGTGGACCGCAACAAAAAATTGCTCCTATAACACAAGAAACTACAAGAACCGCAGGCGCTGGAATCGACACAAATGAAATGCGTACTGCAAATCTGTTTAACTTGCTTGTTTTAAACAGTGATGTTGATAACGTTGAATTAAAACTACGAATCTGGGGTGATCCGTATTATCTAGCAGACAGCGATGCTGGAAATTATCGTGCTGGTCCAGCAGGTCAATATATTAACTCTGATAAAACAATTGACTATCAACGTTCTGAAATCGATGTGCTATTAAGTTTTAACAGTGGTATTGATTATGCAAAAAATAATCTAATGCCAATTGACCCTGTAGTTGCATTCAACGGTTTATATCGAGTAATTAATTTAGTGTCGACGTTTAGTAAAGGTCAGTTTACACAAGAACTAACATTACTTCGTAGACCAAATCAACAAACTGAAACTGTTGAAGTTTCTAATTCGCTAGTACAGGCATTTTCGAGTAATTTAGATACATCTGCTATTACTGACGCAATTGATGTTTTATCTGAGGACGTACAATCTGCATTTAATTCACTTATTAAAGGTAAGCCAGAAGAATTTTTAAAATTTACAAGAATTGGACAATTGAATCTTGCAGGCATTGAAAAATTGTTAGGAACACAAGTTTTTCAACTATTTGGACAAGCACAAGACTTAATTGAAACAGGGCAAAAAATACAATCTAATATTAAACAAGCATTGTCGGTATTACAAAATCCACAAGGCTCTTTAACCGAACTTTCGCAAAATATCGGACAACAGTTAAAAAATCCAGTTACTGCATTACAAGGTACATTTGGTAGTTTTGAAAGTTTTGTTAACAATCCAGAAACAGCCGCTAGTCAAATTAATAAAAACGGTTCTATTGCGCCACCAAAAAATATTCAACCATCAAAATTTACACCAGGTGATCCAACTAAATTTGGAATACAATAAAGAGGCAAATAAATGATATCTCCACGTCAAATAAGAACAAAGACAAGTAGAACAACACAAGAATTGGTAAACACAGGTACTGCTGGTCCGTTCTTGGCAAAAGTTATTGGTCATCTTGATCAAACATTTATGGGAGGCTTAAAAGTTCAACTTTTAAGAACAACATCGTCAGCAGATAACGATTCTCAAGATGGTGAAATTGTTACAGTGCAATATGCTTCGCCTTTTTCGGGAGCAACACCGATATATGGTGCAGGCGGCGCTGACAACTATTCTAACACTCAAAAAAGTTACGGTTTTTGGGCTGTTCCACCTGATGTAGGATCTAAAGTTTTAGTAACTTTTGTAGAAGGTCGCCGAGACTTTGGATTTTGGTTTGCATGTGTGCAGGACGACTTTATGAATTTTATGATTCCTGACGGCAGAGCAGCAACTTCGAACACTACAGGAAGTGTTCCTGAATATTACAAAGGTAAAAAACTTCCAGTTGGCGAATACAACAAACATCTAATTGATCCACAAGGACAAGCACAGCCGACATATTATCCTAGACCTGTAAACGACGATTATTTAAAGCGTATGGAAGAACAAGGTCTTGTTGAAGACGATGTCAGAGGACTTACATCAAGCAGTGCAAGACGCGAAGTTCCTAGCAATGTTTATGGTATGAGCACACCAGGACCTTTAGATAAAAGATCCAATGCACCTAAAGTTCCACGAGGCACCGTAGATTCTGAAAAATTGTTTTTTTCAAGCAGACTTGGCGGGCATAGTATTGTTATGGATGACGGAGATGAAAAAATTCTTCGCAAAGGTCACGCTAAAGATACTCCACAGGAATACGCAAACTTAAAAGTAAATCAAACAGACGGAGATCCGACATTACCTGCAAATGAACTATTTAGACTTCGTACTAGAACCGGTCATCAAATATTAATGCATAATACTGAAGACTTGATTTATATATCAAATGCTAGAGGTACTGCTTGGATTGAATTAACATCCAACGGTAAAATTGACATCTATGCGTTTGATAGTGTTAGTGTACACACAAACAATGATTTAAATTTTACAGCTGATAGAGACATCAATTTCACTGCATACGAAAATATGAATTTTGTTGTTGGTAAAGAACTTAGAATAGATACTGGTGATAGTATTAGTATGACAACTGGTAATTTTTATTCTCTTAATGCAGCAGATAGTATATCTCAAACAGCAGGAGAATTTATTGCAGGATATGCTGGTTCTAGTGTAACGCTTGTAGCCAACACTGATTTTACAGCACTTGGTGCAGGAGTATCAATTGGATCAACGGGAATAATTGGCATTGAAGGTTGTAGTGCAGTAAAGATATCAACAGACGGTGATATTCATAACAAAGCATTAGGATCAATTTATAATTCTACTGTAGGCGATATTAACTTTGATACAGGTCAACGTTTTCTAATTAAAACAGGAAGTGTAGTAGGTGTTGATGCGGGTGGAAATATTATTTTAAAAGCAAACACAGACATTCAATTAAATGGACCAACACCGCCGTCGCCGTTACCTGCTACTTTACCGCCTGCTCCGGATCCAGTAAATACATTAGATCCTAAACGTGCCTTACAAACATCAAGACAACCAAATCACGAACCTTGGTATCAGCACGAGAATTTAAACCCTCTAGCATATACTCCTGAAAGAACTAGAGCAGGATCACAGGCAGTTAATTCCTTTAATATCCCGACTAGTGATACTTTCTTACCACCAACAAGACAACAACCATCAGGAACAGTTAACTCGACTTACTTCCCACAATACGACGGCACTACCACAGAAGGTGGCTTCCAATCATTTGACGGAAGTCCGAATGTCAACGCTTATAGAGGTACACCTGGAGAACCGTTGCCAGAAAGTCAGCTTGTTGGTGTTATCGACGGATTTACAAAGGCAGAAACAGCAGCGTTTCTTGGAGCAATTGGTAAACGAGAAAGTAACAATGCTTATGATGCAGTTAACTCGATTGGGTTCTCTGGAAAGTATCAATTTGGGGATGGAGCGTTAGAAGACTTAGGATACCTAAAGCCAGGCACTACTGCAAAATATAGTGTAAAAAATGCATTGTTAATTTCAGAAAATTGGACAGGCAAAGATGGTATAACCTCTAGAGATGCATGGCTTGCTAATACAACAGTTCAAGAAAAAGCAATGCTTGACTATACTAACAGAAATTTAAAAACTTTAAAAAGAGTTGGCGGTGTTAGAGAAGGTGATGACAAACTTACTATTTCAGGTATGCTTGCTGGCTCTCACCTACTAGGAGCAGGAGGCATGAAAAAGTGGCGTAATGGCGAAGGTGGTGCTGATGCATACGGAACAACAGGTGACGAGTATTATGCATTAGGAAGAGCTGCATTGCAAAACGTTTCGTCAACAAGTACTACATCTAATAATACCGGAGGAGGTCCTATTTAATGTGTCAAGTAGTTATACCACAAACTAGAGTATTATCGCCGAGAAGATGGGTATCTGATCCAGCAGAATTATCGAGATATAATTCTAGAACCACAGCAGGTGCTATAAACAGCAGTGCAAGTCCTACTGATATACCTTATGGGCATTCTAATGCATACGGAGGCTTGGGAAACAGTGGGGGATTTGTTGCATATGAATCGCCAACAAATCCCCCACCTAAAGATACAATTTTTGGTTCAATAGAATATGCATTAAGCGAAGCAGCAAAACTCGGTTGGGGCGAAAATGGCACTCCGCCAAATCCAAACATTGCCAATTCGTGGCGCATAGCAGCAAATCAAGAAATACCAAATGACGGACGTTCATATCCGTGGTGTGCGTGTTTTGTAACTTACATTTTGAGTAAAGCAGGTACTGAATTTTTGAAAACTGCATCCTCGCAACAGTATGCTTCGTTTGGAAAAGCAGTAAATTGGAGAGGTTACAGTACGCTAAGAAAAAATGATATTGTTGTTTTTACACAAAAAGCAGATCCTAGCAAAGGGCATGTTGGATTTTTAGCAAGTGTTGATCCAAATACAAAAATTTGGAAAATTGCTGGAGGAAATCAAGACGATAACTTTAATGTCACAAACTATAACGAAGTTGGATCAAACCTTTTTGTTAGAGAAGTTAGAAGAAACTGGGATATTCCTCCTGATTTTGACAAACCAGTTACTGGAGAAATCACAACAGCAAAAGATGGCAACACACGATAAATATTACTATGAGTTCGCTAGAAAAGAATCTTTATAAAAATCTTAAAATACAATCTCAACAGGTTGTTAATAAACCTATTGCTAGTAGAGCCTATCGTGGTATTTCAACTGTAAATCCTGACACAAAAGATTTTAAAAGTTATGATCTAGGATTAATCAAACAAGATATAATTAACCATTTTCATATAAGAATAGGTGAAAAACTAGAACGTCCTGATTTTGGTACTATTATCTGGGACGTTCTTTATGAACCATTAACAGATTCATTAAAACAAGCAATTGTTAAAAATGTTACAGACATTGTTCGTTATGATCCACGTGTTACAGTTGATAAAATAAGTGTAGATACCTATGAATCCGGTATTCAAATACAGTGCGAATTAACCTATCTTGATTACAGCATAAGCGAATTTTTACAGTTTAGGTTTGATAGACAAAACAACATACTTTAATCTACGCACTTTATAAATCTCATAAATATAGTATAAAGTAAGGAAAGTGCTAATGTCTTCTACAGATAGACAAAATAGATTATTGCTAGCCGAAGATTGGAAAAAAGTTTATCAATCTTTTAAAAATGCAGATTTTAAATCATATGACTTTGACAATCTACGTCGAACAATGGTTGATTATCTTCGTACTAATTATCCTGAGGATTTTAATGACTATATTGAGTCAAGCGAATATCTTGCGCTGATCGATATGATTGCTTTCCTTGGTCAAAACATTGCTTTCCGTGTGGATTTGAATTCGAGAGAAAACTTTTTAGAATTAGCAGAACGTAGAGAAAGTGTACTAAGATTAGCACGTTTGCTTTCATACAACCCAAGAAGAAATCAACCTGCTAACGGACTGTTAAAAATAGTTTCTGTAAGCACTACAGAAAACATAATTGATAGTAATAATGTTAACATCAGTGGCAGAAGCATTGTTTGGAATGACAGCATTAATCCAGATTGGTTTGAACAGTTTATTAAAATACTAAATGCAGCAATGCCTGTACAAAATACTTTTGGACGTCCGATTAAATTAGACAGTGTAGCAGGTATTCCAACAGAACAATATAGATTTGCTGGAACAGGTACAACAGTGCCTGTGTATGCATTTACAAAATCCATTAACAACACTTCGATGGAATTTGAAGTAGTAAGTGCTGGAGTTGAAAATGGTTCTATTGTTGAAGAGCCGCCGTTGCCGGAAAACCAATTGGCATTTTTATATAGAGATAATGGACAAGGTGCAGGCAGTAATTCAACTGGATTCTTTTTACATTTTAGACAAGGTTCGTTGCAGCGTGGAGAATTTACAATAGATTTTCCAGTTCCGAATCAAAAAATTGATGTTGACATTTCTAATATCAACGATTCAGACGTTTGGCTTTATAAGTTAGATGCAAACGGAAACGAATCCGAGTTGTGGACAAAAGTTGAAGCAGTTGAAGGCAACAACATTGTTTACAACAGTCTTGCTAAAAACATTAAAAATATTTTTAGTGTTTTAACTAGAGTTGATGACAGAGTTAGTTTAGTGTTTTCTGATGGTATTTTTGGTAACTTGCCAAAAGGAACATTCCGTTCTTATTATAGAACAAGTATAAACAGAGACTTTACAATTCTTCCTGCAAGTATTACTAATGTTACACTAAGAATTCCTTATATTAGTAGAATTGGAAGAACAGAAACATTAACAATTATTTGTGAACTAAAAGTTGCAGTTGATAACGGTGCAAGTTCTGAATCGTCAGAGAATATTAAAAATAATGCTCCTGCAACATACTACACACAAAACAGACTTATAACCGGCGAAGATTATAATATTGGTCCACTTGGTGTAAGTCAAGATATTGTTAAAGTAAAATCCGTAAACAGAACTGCTAGTGGAATCAGTAGATATTATGATATATTGGATGCTACTGGAAAATACAGCAAAACCAATATGTTTGGCACCGACGGTGTTCTTTATAGAGAATACCTTGACGAAAAATCAACATTTAAATTTTTAACAAGAACAGATATTGAAAGTGTAATTGAAAATCAAATCACCGACATTCTTGGTGATAAAAATGTTAGAAATTTTTATCTTGCAGAATTTCCAAATCAAGAATATGCTGAACTTAATTTAAAATGGAATTTAACAACTTCCGACACAAACAGATCAACAGGATATATCAAGGATTCTTCGGATATTGTTTATTCTGTAGGTAGTTTTACAGAAGGACCTCTTCGTTTCTTAGAACCAGGTGCTATGGTAAAGTTTATTCCTGAAACTGGCAAGTATTTCTTACCGGATGGTACTACAACTACAAATCCAAACGCTAAAAACTCGTCTAGTTATAAATGGGTTAAAGTTGTAAGTGTATTTGAAAATGGAACAACAGTAACAACATCAGGATTAGGTCCTATTATTTTCAATGACATAATTCCTAACAATTCTAAACTAGTGCAGATAAAACCAAAATTTGTAAGAGATATTGTCGACGATGTTATTGTAGATATGATTGATCAGATTTTTGCTTATAGAACATTTGGTTTAAGATACGATAGAGAAAATCGTCAGTGGGCAGTGATTACTCAAGAAAACTTGAATATTGTTGGAGACTTTAGTTTAGGACTTGCAGGAGATACAACAGGACAACAGCAGGACAGCAGTTGGATTGTTTTATTTGAAACTGACGGATCTACATATACTGTAACTTATAGAACACTTAGATATGTATTTGAAAGTGATGCTGAAATACGTTTCTATTTTGATAGTTCAAAAAAAATATATGATAGCAAAACCGGCACAATTATCAAAGACAAGATTACAGTTTTAAACATTAATAATAATGTAAATTCTGGTACAGGTACAAGTCCGTTAACTAGAGATTTTGACTGGGAAGTTACCAAAGAGTATAGAGACACTGACGGATACGTTGACAGTAAAAAAGTTGAAGTTGCCTTCTTTGACAGTGACGACGACGGCGTTATTGACGATCCGCAAATATTTGATGAAATTGTTAATACAACAACATACATCTTTAATAAGAAAGTGGTAATCAATAATAGCGAATTTTTAGTTTATGTTAACGCAGAAACTGAAAACATAATTACCGTTAACAGTAGAGCAGAAATTAATACCACAGCAGAAAACAATCCTATTTTTTATATAATTTCCACAGACACATTTGAGCAACTAAACAGTGCTTCAAGATCGTTGACTACTCTTTATGATTACAGAGCATATACAGGTCGCGACGTAATTAAATTTCAATATATTCATGCCAGCGACGAAAATAATAGAATAGATCCAAGTAGTACAAACATCATTGATTCTTATATTTTAACAAAACAGTATGATATTAGTTTTAGACAATACCTTGACGGAACTGTAACCTCAGTTCCGTTGCCGTTGAGCAGCGATCAACTATTTAGAAGTTATGGCGAAAAGATAAATGCTATCAAATCTATCAGTGATGAAATTATCTATCACCCAGTAAAATATAAAATTCTTTTTGGTAGCAAAAGTGAGACATCATTGCAAGCAGTTTTTAAAATTGTAAAAAATACAGAAAGAGTTGTAAACGACAATGACCTAAAGTCCAGAGTTATTACAGCAATTAATCAATTCTTTAACTTAGACAATTGGGAGTTCGGCGAAACATTTTATTGGAGCGAAATGTCTGCTTATATTATGAAAGAGTTATCACCTGATCTAAGTTCAATAATTATTGTTCCTCGAGCATCAACCAGTGCATTTGGAAGTCTTTATGAAGTTAAATCCGAAGCAGATGAAATTTTTATAAGCAGTGCAACAGTTGACGACGTTGAAGTTATATCTGCTATTACAGCAGACAGAATTAGATCCTCTGGTGCAATTGTAACATCGTCTAACGTAACTAATACTGGAATACAAAGTGGTACAGATACCACATCTACTACTGGAGGCTTCATTTACTAATGGCATACGATAAAGAACAAGAAGATTTTCCCTTACCAGCAGGAAATAACAATTCTATAACTTCGGCAACATTTTTGCCGAAGTACTTTAGAACTGATACAAATAGAAAGTTCTTAGGTAGCACTGTTGATCAAATGATCCAACCGGGTGTGGTAGAAAAAATCAACTCGTTTGTTGGTAGACGTTACTCAGTTGCAGCAACTACAAATGACAGTTATCTTCCTGACTTTACAGTAGATAGAGAAAATTATCAGTTTGAACCGGTTTCTTTATACAAAGACGAACTAGGCAATGTTGAGTTTTATAAAGATTACAATGATTATATTGGACAAATTAAAAACTTTAAAGGTTCAGCGAGCAATCACAGTATTTTAAACAGTCAAGAATTCTATTCTTGGGATCCACACATAGACTGGGACAAGTTTACTAATTTTAGAGAATACTATTGGCTACCTATAGGTCCAGTACCTGTGGATGTTGTAGGACAAACCAGAGAAGTTGTAAGCACATATTCTGTTTCGTTAATTGAAGATGCAGACAATTTTGCATATGTATTTTCCACAGATGAATTTCCAAGTGCTCCAGTGCTAAGAAATCCCACAGTTAAACTTTACAAAGGACAAACTTATAGATTTGAAATTAACACACTAGGTCATCCGTTCTCTATTGCAATACTAAGAACTTTCCTGGATAATGATCCTACAGTTGGAACTGACTTTGTAAATCAAAGTACACTTTATAAAAAAGGTGTAGTTGTTTACACTAGAGATGTATTTGGTAATCTTATAGAAACCACAGACGAGTATATCGAAACTGGTGTAATAGAATTTACTGTACCTGATGATGCACCAGAAGCATTGTATTACATAAGCAAAAACGATGTCAACGTTAGCGGTATTTTTTCAGTAAACAACATTGTTGAAAATTCATTCATTGACGTTGAAAAAGAAATTGTTGGTAAAAAAACTTACAAAACAAGTAGTGGCGTTGAACTAAGCAACGGTATGAAATTATCTTTCAAAGGATTGGTTACTCCGGCAACTTATTCTGAAGGTTATTTCTATGTCGAAGGTGTGGGTAATTCTATTCAACTTGTTGCAGAACAAGATCTCGAAGTACCTGCAATTTTTACTACACTGTTTGAAATTCCATTTGACGGTGAAAACTTTGGATTTGACCAATATCCTTACGAAGATGCAACATCGTTTCCTGGCACCAAGGACTATATTGTAATTAACAGAGTCAGTGCCGATCGAAATCCATGGGCTCGTTACAATCGTTGGTTCCATAGATCTTTAATTGAAGCATCATTTGCTGCAAATAATCTTCCGGTTGTAATTGACGAAGATGCTAGAGCAAAACGTCCTATTATAGAATTTGAAGCAGGATTGAAACTTTTCAATCACGGCACAAAAGCAAAGAAAAATGTAAATCTAATTGACACTTATACAACAGATGTATTTTCCACAGTTGAAGGATCGCTTGGGTATAACGTTGATCAAGTTGATTTAGTTGACGGCATGCGTGTTATTTTTGCTGCTGATACCGACATCTTGGTTAATGGAAAAATTTACGAAGTACGATTTATTACACACAACGGTCGTAGACAAATTTCGCTAGTAGAAACTGAAGATTCTGCACCAGCAACAGATGATGCAGTTTTAATTCTTGATGGTATTGACTATAAAGGAAAAATGTTCTGGTACAACGGAACACAGTGGAAACAGTCACAAGAAAAAACCAGTGTAAACCAAGCACCAACGTTTGATTTATTTGACAAAGACGAAAATAGTTTTAATGATAACTTGGTTTATCCTGCTAATAACTTTAGAGGAAATAAAGTATTTTCTTATAAAGTTGGCACAGGTACAGCAGATTCTGAATTAGGGTTTTCTCTAACCTATAGAAATATTACCAATGTAGGCGACATTGTTTTTGAATTTAATCTTTTAAGTGAATCAGTAGAATATCAGATTGAACCTTCGGGCGCAGCAAATATCTTTACAGACGTAGGATATTTAAAAAAGTATAATTCAGCAGGCACAGACTTTGTATATGTAAACGGTTGGAAAAAGGCAATTGCAAACAGCAAACAGGCTGTGGTTAGACAGTACAACGTTTCGAGTCAAGTTAATAATTTCCGAGTTGACGTTTATAATAACAGCGGAAGTTTGACTGACTTGTTTGTAAAAGTCTTTATCAACGGAACAAGAAAAGAACTAAACAAAGATTTTACAATACAAAACATCAATGGATTTGCAACAGTTGTTTTAACTGTAAACGCAACAGTAGATGATATTGTTTTATTAAAGTGTTATAGTGCGGCTCCTAAAAATTCAAAAGGATTTTACGAAGTTCCTATAAACTTTGAAAAGAATCCATTGAATGAAAATATAACAACATTTACTTTAGGTGAAGTAAACGATCACGTTGAAAGTATTATTGAAGAAGTTGCGGAATACACTGGATCGTTTCCTGGAATCTCCAATCTAAGAGACTTAGGAAACGTAACAGCATACGGACAAAAGTTTGTACAACACAGTGGTCCTGTTAATCTCTCGTTGTACCACATGACTGATAAAAATTCTAATATTATAAAAAGTATTAGATATGCTCGTAAAGAGTATGCAAAATTTAAAAGAAAGTTTTTATACGAAGCAGAAAAGACAGGATTTCATGGACCTGTAAAAGATCATGTTGACTTAATTTTAAGCACTATCAAAAAAGATTTTATATCTTCTAGACCATTTTATTTTGGAGACATGATTGGATTTGGTGCAGCAAGAAAAACAATTCATACTATCGAATACAACGGTCCTGCATATTTTGCACTATCACAAAATTTCAATCTAACTTCTCTTTCAACAAAAGCAGTAAATGTTTACTTGAACAGTGAACAGTTGTTGCATGAAAGAGATTACACATTCACTGATAGTTTTGTTTATGTAACACTTGATTTACAAGACGGTGACTTAATCGAAGTTTATGAATACGAATCAACCAACGGGTTGCATATTCCTCCTACGCCAACAAAAATAGGATTGTATCCTAAGTATCATCCTGTTATCATTGAAGATAATACTTATGCAACTCCAAGACGAATGATACAGGGTCACGATGGCAGTCTTACTCTAGCATTTGATGATTATAGAGACGAACTTATTCTTGAACTTGAATATAGAATCTTTAATAATATTAAAACACAGTACAATACTGATTTAGTAGATATCAACGACTTTGTTCCTAGTATTAGTAGATCAACAGGATTTTCTATCACAGATATAAATCGTGCAATGACAGCAGATTTTTCTCAATGGCTTGACATCGCTGGAAATCCAAACTTTGCAGAACACAACTTTTGGAACAACGAGAATTCGTTTACTTTTAACTATTCTAGAACCACAGACAAAGACAGCAACCCGTTAACTGGTTACTGGAGAAGTATCTACAAGTTCTATTATGACACAGATAGACCGCACACCAATCCGTGGGAAATGATTGGTTTTACAATTAAACCAACTTGGTGGGAATCAGTGTACGGCGCTGCACCGTACACCAAGGACAATCTTGTTCTCTGGAGAGACCTGTCACAGGGTATTGTTAGAGAGCCCGGTAAAGCAGTTATTAGAAATAAAAAATACCAAAGACTGGATCTATTAACTTATATTCCAGTAGACGAGTACGGTCGTTTACTAAGCCCATTAGAAAGCAACATTGCAAAGAACTTTATTCTAACAGAATCAAAGAACGTCTTTACATTTGGAGATCAAGCACCAGTTGAAACAGCATGGAGACGTAGCAGCGAATATCCGTTTAGTTTATTAACTGCATGGATACTGCTACAACCATCAAAGATAATTGGACTTGGTTACGATTATAGCAGAACAGAACGTGACCTTGCAGGTAACATTATCTACAAAGATACACAAAAGAGAATTGCACTTTCTGATTTAGTATTTCCTGCTATATCGTTAAACGACACGTTAAATCTAACATCTGGACTAGTTAATTATGTTAGTAACTATATGGCAAGTAGAGTTGCTATTAGATACACAGACTATAAAGAACAATTAACCAATCTAACAAATCAACTGGCAATTAAACTAGGCGGATTCACAGACAAGTCAAAACTAAAACTAGTTCTAGACAGTAGAAGTCCGCTTAACAAAAGCAGCGTATTTGTGCCGGACGAAAACTATCAGGTTATACTTAATACCAGCAGTCCTTTAGAAACTGCGGTACTAAGTGGTATTATTATTGAAAAAACTGAATCAGGATATGTAATTTCTGGATACGACAAAGAAGATCCGGTCTTTAATTATTATACTCCAAAAGACAGAACTGTAGATCCGTCTATAACAGTTGGTGGAATTAGTGAAAAGTTTGTTGAATGGGATTCTGGAAAAGATTATGTTTCTGGATTAGTAGTTCTTTACAACGCTTTTTATTACAGAACTAAAATTACACACACCAGCACTGATGAGTTTGATTCAACAAAGTTTGTTAAACTTGCCGAGTTGCCAATTGTTGGCGGATTAACTGCTATACTAAGACGAGACTTTGAAACAGAAGTATCGCAACTTGTATACGGTTCGTTGTTGGAATCTGTGCAAGATGTAGTTGACTTTATGCTTGGATACGAAAAGTATCTAACCGACAGTGGTTTTAAATTTGAATTTTATAATACTGAAACTGAAGCAGTAGAAGATATGAAACTTTGTGTTAAAGAATTTATGTTCTGGGTAACACAAAATTGGGACAATAGTACAGTGCTTGTAGTAAGTCCTGTTGCTAACAAAGTAGTATTTGAAAAGCAGTATTTTGTAGTAGATGATATATATGATTCATTCTACGAATATAGTATCTTAGCAGGCGACGGATCTAAAATAAGTAAAGATTTCTCAAACATTTTTAGAGACAACTCAAATACCTTTGGTGTTAAGCCTATTAACATTGACGACGGAATTTATCTAGTTAAGTTACCACTTGTTCAAAAAGAACATGTTATTTTAATTGACAATGAAACTGTGTTTAATGACGTTATCTACGATAAGATTCCTGGTTATAGACAAGAGCGTATCAAGGTTGTTGGTTACAGAACCGATAACTGGAACGGCGGATTAAACATTCCTGGATTTATCTACGACAACGCCAAAGTAAAAAATTGGTCAACTTACACTGACTATGCAATCGGCGATGTAGTTAAGTACAAAGAATTCTTCTACAGTTCAAACATCAAACACACTAGCGACGAATTTTTCAATGCCAATCGTTGGAACAGACTAGATGAACGTCCTGAACCTCGTATGCTTCCAAACTGGGATTACAAAGCAGCACAGATTTCTGATTTCTACGATCTTGAAACAGACAACTTTGATACTGAACAGGAACGACTTGCACAACACTTAATTGGTTACCAGAAGAGAGAATATCTTGCAAACATTATCACAGATAGTGTAAGCCAGTACAAGTTTTATCAAGGATTTATTCAAGACAAGGGTACTAAAAATTCATTAACAAAACTGTTCGATGCATTGAGCAGTGCAAACACCGATAGTCTTGAATTCTACGAAGAGTGGGCAATTCGTCTAGGACAGTACGGTGCAATTGATAACCTTGTGGAAGTTGAATATCTATTAGACGAAAGCAAGTATAGACTTGAGCCACAGATTATTGAGTTGGTTAATAATATTTCTCCAACTAGAACAGACTTGGTTTACGAAATTGCTCCATTCCAGGCATATCAGAAGCCTGAAGATTATACTCATAAACCCTTTACTATTTTAAATGATATCAAAACATATACAACCGACAACGGCTATGTTAGAGACCAAGAAATCTCGGAGATTGTCAACGACTATGACGGCATTCTTCAACTAGATATTGAACAGTATCAAGCAGGTGATTTCTTCTGGATTACAAATTACGATCAAGATTGGACAGTATTACGTATGGCAAGAACACCATACAACATTGTTGGTTTCCAAAACGAGATTCCTTTTGGTTTTAATCGTGACGACAACGGAGTTGTTGTTGAAGGCATAACTTTAACCATCGATCCAACACCAGACTTTATCGAAGGTGAAATCATTGGCATCAGTACAGCAGATACTGATCTAAAAGGTTTTTATAAACTACACAAACGAGTAGCCGATAAGATTTACTTGTTAACTGATAAAACTTTTGCATCAGATTACGAATCTCCAGACAGTACAGAAGTTGCAATTGCAAGATTTGTTGAAAGAAGATTTGCAGATGCAAACTCAGTTAATCAAAGTATTGAACAGTTAAGAAATGACATCAGTGACAAAATCTGGATTGACAACAAAGGTGACGGTAACTGGGGTGTATATACAAATAAAAACATATTTGCAGTACAAGATGAGATACTAAACCCAACCGAAGAAGGCGACGGGTTCTCTCATAGTTTTGATGCAAACGCATCAAATACTGTAATTGCAATATCAAGTTCATCTCCTAGACTAGACAGAGATGGCATTTTAAGAATCTATACTAGAAACATTGAATCCTTTACTACAAGTTTTTATCAAGCAGTAGAACCAACTGACGTTTATACTGGCGTTGGTGGATACGGATTCAGTGTTAGTGTAAGCCCCGATGGAAAATATATTGCAGTTGGTGCACCTTATGCAAGTAATGTTCAAACTAGATTTAGAGGAGACATTACTGTTGGCGAGAACTATGATCAGGGTGACATTGTAAGAAATAGAGGAACTCTTTGGAAAGCAAAAGTTGACGTGTTGGACTGGAATGCAGACAGCACAATTACCGATGACAATCAAGATTGGGAATCTGCATATTTTATTGAAGCAACAACTAGCGTACTTGCTACTGCGTCGACTTATACTTCACAGGGTGTAGTGTACTTGTACGAAAGAGATACTTCTGGTACATACAACTTGTCTCACACAATTTGTAGTCCTAACCCTTCTACAAACGAAAGATTTGGCTACCGAGTTATTCTAAAGAATACACTTGATGGCAATGCCAAATTGTTTGTAGGTGCTCCTGGTGAAGAAAATGTAAGCAAAGGAAGAATTTATTTTATTGATAATTTATCCGGAGAATGGACATACACAGTTGATAGAAACTACAAAGGATTGTATGAAACTACAGTAAATTATTATAGAAATAACATTGTATTCTATAACGGAACATTAAGAACAATAATTTCTGATCTTATAGCACCGACTACTGAAGTTGATTTATTAGAAAGATCTGTGACTGTAAGCGACAACAATGTAGAATATACAGGATTTATTCCACGCTCAGACATCATCGATGGGGATCAAGACAGTGACTTTAATGATGCTGGTCTTGGCATAAAAAACATTGGTGAAAAGTTTGATGTTAACGCTCACGGTGATGTTTTGGTATTAGCAGCAAAAGGACAGTATGGTGTAATTGCCGAAGACTTAACTGCGATAACAGAGCGTGTTTCGATATACAGAAAGCCACTTGATAGATGGCAATTTGCCCAATCCATTGATACAGAAGATAGCAAAGAAGATTTTGCTCATGTAATTTCAATCAACGACGCTGGTACAAAAATTGCTATAGGTGCACCAACAAACGATGTCAACGGCATTGACAAAGGTTGCGTTTATGTCTATGCACAATCAACAGTTAATAATATTTCAACATTCCAAATTCAACAAACACTGTCTAGTCCGTTTGATGAAAAGAATGAAGCATTTGGAAATGGTGTTGACTTTAATTCAAACAAGTTAGCAATCTCTAGCAAGAATAGTGATAGAAGAATTATAACTACTTTTGACACTTATTCTGAAATTTTACCTCCTACAGTTGTTGGGGTCGATGAACTTGGAAACAACATTGTTTCAAGATATGTATTAGATTCTAATTCAACAGAGTTGACAAACAAAACTACATTTGATTCTGGAACAACTACTTTTATGACACTGGAAAAAGACGTAGGAAGAATAGGCGTATTCCAAGAAATTGGCGACTACTATATCTACGGCGAAGATCTACAGTATAACAGAAATACAAAATATAATAACATCAGTAACTTTAAGTTAAATGACAATCACATTTATATTGGTTTACCAAAATTAAATCCGTCTACTACACTTGACAATGACTTGGTAGGAAATTATAATCTAACAGAAGATTCGTCATTGGGTGTATTTGCAGATCTAAGAGCGCCTAAAAATACAAACAGTTGGGAACTACTAACAGCACAGTCTGAAAAAACTGATCTATCAAAAATACAACGTGTATTCTTGTACTCAGCAGACTTAAATGATATACTAACCAGCGTTGATCTAATTGATCCACGTCAGGGTAAAATTGCTGGCCCAGCAGAACAAGAAATTACATGGAAAACATTTTACGATCCAGCAATCTATTCGAACAACGAAGAAAACAATCCGTCGGTTGTAGTTGACAGTTCGAGTAACTGGGCTGAAGAAAATGTAGGAAAATTATGGTGGGATCTAAGTACCGCAAGTTGGTACAATTCTTATCAAGGTGATAGTCAATATAGAATTAGCACTTGGAACAAATTAATTCCTGGTGCAAGTATCGATGTTTACGAATGGGTAGGTACAAAATATACACCTAGCGAATGGAACAGCAGAGCAGATTCCAATCGAGGATTTGCCGAAGGCATCAGTGGAACCACCAAGTACGACAACACAGTTTATAGTACTAAAAAAATATACGATCCAGTTGCTGGCAGTTTTAGAACAAAGTATTACTATTGGGTTAAGAGCAAGCGTATTGTTCCGACAAATATCCTAAGAAGCATTTCTGCATTTGATGTTGAACAGTTGATTGCAGACCCAGCAGGGCAGGGTTATAGATTTGCCGCAATCATCGGCGAGGACAGTTTTGCACTTTATAATCTAAAGAACTTTGTTGAAGGTACAAATACTGTACTTCACTTTACATTCTTAAAAGATGCAGAATTACAAACCAACATTCACAGCGAATACCAACTTCTCACCGAAGGTCTTGGTACAAGTAAGATTAATTCAGAAATTGAACAAAAGTGGTTCGACAGTTTAATTGGTTACGATATAAACAATAAAACAGTACCGGATCCATTGCTTTCAGCAAAACAAAAGTATGGCATTTTTAATAGACCAAGACAGAGCATGTTTATAAACAGACTTGAAGCAGTCAAGCAGTTTGTTGAAAGAGTCAACAGTGTATTAATTCAGTATCAAATTGTTGATAACTTTGATATATCAAACTTGTTAGCAGTTGACGAAAAGCCAAGTATCAATACTGGAAAGTACGACATTGTTGTAGACACAGTATTGGAACTTGATTCTGTTGGCGTGGCCAAAGTTCAACAAGCAGTTTTAACACCGATTATAGTAAATGGAAAAATCACAGGCGCTACTATCGTTGATCCAGGCCGAGGCTATCGTGTAGCACCTAACATTGAGATTGATGATAACAGCGGTACAGGAGCAATTCTCAAAGCAACAATCAACAATCTAGGTCAAATTACCAGTGTATTTGTAAGATCAAGTGGCAATAACTACACCGGTAGTACTAGACTTACAGTTCGTAAATTCAGTGCTTTAGTAAACGTAGACAGTGAAATTGGCGGACGTTGGGCAATTTATGTTTGGGATAAGTTAACCAAGACTTGGAGCAGATCTGACAACCAAGCATTTGACACCACAAGATATTGGGATTATGTTGACTGGTATGCAGATGGATATAATTCTTTAACAGCAGTTGACCACGTTGTTGATCAAAGTTATGAACTGTTTGGAACAGAAGCAGACATTGGTGAAATTGTAAAAATTAACACTATCGGAACAGGCGGCTGGCTACTACTTGAAAAAATAGATAATATTCCGACTGAAGACTACACTGTTAACTATAAAACCATTGGTAGACAAAACGGAACAATACAATTAAGTACAAGATTGTATGATTATGCTACAAAGACAAGTGGATACGATGCTAACGTATTTGACATTACGTTCTATGACAGAGAACCTGTATTTGAGTTAAGAAATATATTAACAGCACTACGTGATGACATCTTTATAGGCGAACTTGAAACAGAATACAATAGATTATTCTTTGCAGGACTACGTTATGCATTTGCAGAACAACCAAACATTGATTGGGCATTTAAAACTAGTTTTGTAAGAGCAAAGCATAACCTCGGCAGTCTAGCACAAAAAGTTACATTCCAAAATGACAATCTTGAAAACTATGAAGATTACGTCAACGAAGTTAAACCATATCATACTAAAGTAAGAGAGTATATTAGTTCTTACGATCGTATGGAACCTACACGTTCATTGACCACTGACTTTGATTTGCCTCCTAGTTATAACGATGTAACAAAAGAGATCGAAACAAGTTATGCTAAGTTACGCAACGGCGAAGTTGTAGATTTACTTCCAAAGTATGTCGACTATCCATTTAAGAGTTGGTTAGACAACAATGGCTACGATATTGTAAGAATTGAAGTAACTGAACCTGGCAGTGGCTACAAAGAAACACCTGTGGTTGAAATTATAAACAGCAACGGTACAACAGCCAAAGCATACCTAAGCAAAGGGTCAGTGTCAACAATTGAAATTACAAATACTGGAGACAAGTATTACGTATCTCCAGAAATTGTAATCAATGGATCGCTTGAGGAAAACGGTACACCTGCTAAAGCAGTTGCTATTTTAGGAAATAGCAAAGTTCGTTCTACACATATGGTAATTAAGTTTGACAGAGTTACTGGCTCGTATCTGTACACCGATTTATCAGAAATTGAAACATTTACTGGAACAGGTGCAAAAGAAAAGTTTGTGCTAAAATGGCCGATGGACCTAAGAACCAACAAGTATTCAGTTTACGTAAACGGAATATTACAACTAAGCAGTAAGTATACTGTTGGCAATGACAAAGACACTACAAAGACCTATAATAGATTAATAGGTTATGTAGAATTTGTTGATGCTCCTGCAATAGGTGCAACTGTTGAAATTAGATACGAAAAGTCTGTAGCAATGTTAACTGCCGCAGACAGAATCAATTTCTTTTATAACCCAACAACCGGTATGGCAGGTAAAGATCTAGCACAGTTGATGGACGGTATTGAATACAGTGGTGTTAAAATTGACACCTACGGATTTGGTACTGAACAGGGCTTTGATTCTGCAGGATTTGCTTCTTTGCCATGGGATACATTTGACAATCAATACGAAGACGAGATTTTTGTATTAGACGGAAGCACAAATACGTTTGAACTTTCTCAACCACTTGAGAATGATGTTGAGTATAATCTATATCTAAACGGTGTAAGACTTGACGATCCAAACTTTGAAACAAGCGGTGTTGTTACAAATCCCAATGCAGTAATGCAAACTATTGTAGGCGATGGTATTACAACCACAGTAATAATAAACGAAGAAGCGATTACTACAATAGCCAATGATGTGATTATTATTAGAAAAGTTACCAGCGATGGTAGTTATCAACCATCTGACAATAGTTTTGACACATCGTTGATCGGCGGTAACTTTGCTGGAACAACAGCAACTGGTATTGCAGCAGAAGATATTGTAATCGACGGTGACGGCTTTGTTACTGCTACAACCAGTAAAGGTCCTGAAGAATTAGTACCTGGACAAATGTATGACACACTAGACATTCGTGTTTATCATAGAACTTCTGACGGTACTGGAATTATAGGTGTGGCAAGTTATAATATTGATGGATCAACATATACATTTGACTTGCCGTCGATACCGCAGTCCGAGGATGCTGTTATTGTTAAGATAGACAATCAATTCTTAATGCCAACACAGTATGTTATAGATTATGCAAATCATACTTTAACTTTTGAAGACAGTACTCAGTTAGTAGGGTCAGCACTGTCGATTATGACCATCGGCACAAATGGTGCTAACTTATTAGATACTGATTATTTTGTATCTGATGGATCAACCACACAGTTGCTTACCGGCATTACTTGGACTGATGAACTATCGTCCTTTGTAACCATTAATGGCAAAGTCATGATTTTAGGTTCTGATTATAGTTTAGTAAAATCAACCACTGCTGATGGCGCTGCAAATAGAATAAAGATTGTATTTGATTCATCAGTTTTAACCGAAGGTGCATTTGTACAATACAGTTTATATAATAGCACAGTAAAGTCCTACAGTCAAGTTTCTATAGACAAAACATTTGCTTCGGACGGAGTTGAAAATTATCACGTATTAGAATCTGAGCCATTTAACTATGATCCGATATCTCATAATATTGTTGTAAAAATCAACAATAGAATTTTACAGCCCGGATACAGTATCTCCTATACTACTACAAGCAATAGAGTATATGATATAGAAGCATGGCAATTTGATGACACAACTGCAATTGATAGTGCAGATGTATTGGTCTTTGCGGATCGTGTTCAACTAACAGAAGAACAATTCACATACGATCCAGTAAACGGAAGAATTGTCCTTCTAAGAAATGATATTGCAACAGCAGGAAGTAGACTTGATATCTACATTGTTAAAAATGCTGCTTATTATTTCTTGGATACAAATATTGTATTCTCAAGCAACGTTTCGACGCTGATTAGTGTGGGTGATACAGTTGAATTGACATCGGTGTTTACTGGAGATACGTATACAGCAGTAGCAATTGCTGTTCAAGCAACTGAAGTTACATTTGCATCAAAGCAGCCGGAAATCAAAGATGCTTATATAGTAGATAACGAGTTTGTAGTTTCAGTAGGAAGCAGTAGTATTACAACACAAATTGAAACAGTTGAATATGTACTAAGTAAAAATCTAACATTTGTAATTCCGCCTAGTTCTGGAGAAACAGTTGAAATATATCAATTCAGCAATCACGATATAAACAATTTTGAAAGAATTACATATACCGTTGTGCCAGATGCAGTTATACCAATTGACTCTCCTGACTATATAAAGCGTAATTTGATAAGCAGTGGTTATATACCTTTAAGAGGAAATATTTCTAGTGCAAATTATGCTTGGGTAGCAGTAAACGAAGTATTGTTAACTCCTAACGTTGATTATGCTCTAGTAGAATCTAAAAATGCAATACAACTGGTTAATAGCCTTTCAGCAAACGATGTAGTTGATGTAATACAATTTGGTAACACACCAATTACACAAAGATTTGGTTATAGAATTTTCAAAGATATGCTAAACAGAACACACTACAAGAGACTTAATCAAAAAAACAGTTATGTTCTTGCATCGCCGTTAAATTGGTATGATGTTAGAATATTACTAGATGACGTTACAGGAATGTTTGTTCCAAACAGAGCACAAAATATTCCAGGTGTTGTCTTTGTTGAAGGCGAAAGAATTGAATACTTTGAAATCAACGGAAATGCTCTTCTACAGTTACGTAGAGGTACACTAGGAACTGGTGTAAAAGACATTTATGCAACAGGGACAATAGCACAAGGTCAAGGACCCAACGAGACAGTTAACTATAATGACAACTTCTTGATTCAAACTATCAGAACCAACGACAGCACAACAACAACTGAATATTCTCTAAACTTTGTTCCACAAAGTGTAAATGAAATTGAGGTGTTTGTTGCTGGTAGAAGACTAAGAAAAACAACGTTGTCTGTGTATAATGCAGCATTAAACTTAGACAGTAACGAAGCAGATGTAGTATTGCCGGCAGAATACACTGTTAACAACGGTAATCTTATACTTGCAATTGCTCCTCCTAATGATGTTGATATTAGAATAGTTAGAAAACTAGGAAGAACTTGGGTTGATTCTGGGGAGTCTTTGACAACGTCTGAGAACAGCATCGCAAGATTCTTGCGTGAAGCAACAATACAGTTACCTAAATAAATACAGTATAGGTGGTAAGAATGACAAATTTAAAAGATTTTAATGGAATACATGTTGAAGGTCATATTAAGATTTTTGATCCAATATCTGGTGAAACTTTCATTAATAAGAGAAATGCAATACATTACGAAAATATGAGTATTGCTCTAGCAGAGAGTTTATCAAATGCAGGGCAAGGATTTATATATGAAATGAGTTTTGGAAACGGTGGAACAAACGTCGATCCAACTGGTATTATTACATACCTAACTCCTAACACAACTGGCACAAATGCAAGTCTGTATAATCAAACATATAACAAAGTAGTTGATGATAGAAGTGTTAACAACATTGATCCGTCTAGAAACAAAACAGAAATACGTCACGTATCTGGTACAAACTATACTGATATTCTTGTTAGTTGTTTGCTAGATTATGGCGAACCAGATGGCCAAGATGCGTTTGATACTGCGGCAGATACCAATGGTTTATATGTTTTTGACGAATTAGGTTTACGTAGTTATAGTAGTTCGGGATCAGGAAGATTACTAACTCATGTTATTTTCCACCCTGTACAAAAAAGTTTGAATAGACTTATACAGATTGACTACACTGTAAGAGTACAAAGCCTTAGCGGATTTAACGAGGTATAATAATGGCCGAATATCAAGTAGATTTTACTGACAGTGTAAACAAGGGTAGTATAATAGTAGACGACGGAACTACTAATTCAACCGATACTAGTTTAGTATTTCCTGGAAGAAACTTTGCTAACTATGGCAAAATAGTTAACGAAAACTTTTTACATTTGTTAGAAAATTTTGCTAACAATACTGCTCCTGTAAATCCTATCGAAGGACAACTTTGGTACGACAATACCGATGGAATTGATCAGTTAAAAATTTACGATGGCACTCAATGGGTTAGTGCCGGCGGCCTTAAAAAAGCAAACTCCGAACCCGAAGCATCTAGTAGTATTCTAGGCGATCTTTGGGTTGATACTGCTAACAAACAACTTTACATTTACTCGGGCTCTGGGTGGATATTAGTTGGACCGGATTATTCAGAAGGCGCATCAACCGGTGCAAAATTTGTCAATGTAGTTTCAACTACTAATGTTGAAAATCCAGTGATTATTAACTATGTAAACAATATTCCAGTTTCTATTATTAGCAATACTGAGTTTACACCTAAATTAACTATAAGCGGATTTGGCATAATAAGAATTGGTGTTAATTTAAGATCAAATGCAAAGTATTATGGTACAGCCGAAAAAGCCGAAACACTTTTAGTAAGTGGAACACCAACTGAAGGTGCGCTGTTTGCAAGATTAAATGCCAGTAACGTGTTTGACAGATCTATACGTATCAACAACAATGGCGGACTAATAATTGGCGAAAACCAAACACTTGCATTATCAATTGCCGGAAGTGTAGCAGAAATTAGAAATATTGCAAACGACGGCAGTATTGATTTTAAAGTCAACAGCAGCGGAACATCTCTAACTGCTATGAGAATTTTTAACAATACAAAAATTACCATTGGTAGTAATAAAATACCTACTGAGGCATTAGATGTAGTTGGAAATATTAAAACCAGTGGAACAGTAACAATATTAAATTCAGATGCAATTGCAACAGCCTTATCCGTATCAGGCAGTGCAACAGTAAGCGAAAACTTGTCTGTTACTGGAACAATTACTGTAGGCGGCGACTTAACAACAGATGACATTTTGCCTTCGGTAACTGGAATAAAAAACATAGGTACCAATGCATTAAAATACAACAACATCTATGCTAACAGCGTTTACGGTTCGTTTGTAGGAAACGTTACTGGTAATCTAACTGGAACTGCTACAACTGCGGGCAAATTAAGTAGCCCAACTACATTTCAAATGTCTGGGGACGTAATTGCATCATCGTTTACTTTTGACGGGCAAGTTGGCGGAAGTACAAAAACATTCACAACAACACTGAACTCAACATTTTTAACAGATAAAACTCAAGTTACTACAGTTGAAACAACTGACGAAATTTTAATTAACAGACCAGGAACAGGTCTGCGAAAAATAGAACAAGAAGATTTAGTTAGTAAAATTCCTAATACTGCTCAAGGTCCGATAATGCCAATTGGTACAATTTTACCATACGGTGGAACAGTAGCACCTCCAGGGTTCTTTATATGTGATGGTACAGAAAGACCGATATCAACCTATTCGGCATTACATGCAATAATTGGTACAAACTTTGGAGTAGGTACGTCAATTACTTTTAAATTGCCAGATTTTAGAGGAAGAACATTGCTTGGTTGGTTGTATGATGCTGGTAATACTTTGCCTAACCCAACCGGTGCATTTGTTGATGTAACTGAAAATACTGTAGGTTTAGTAGGCGGATCTGAGTCAGCACTGATTACAGACTCACAACTGCCTAACCACAGTCATAGTTTACAAAGTGACGCAGGTACACAATTCTATGCAACAACTAATTCATCGGTGTCTGAACCAAATACTGCATCGATTTCAATAGTAGGTGGCAACGCTGGTACAGGATTTACTAGAACTGCTGGCATTAGTGATTATACAACACAAGATGAGTTTTCAACAGTGTCGCCTTATGTAACTGTCAACTTTATCATCTATCATGGAGTCTTTTAATGAGTTATAAAATTAATAAAACCGATGGCGCATTATTAGTTGATCTGGTTGATGGAAGAATAGACATTGACACAACTGACTTAACTCTTGTAGGACGTAACTATACAGGGTATGGTGAAAGATTTAATGAAAATTTTATAAAACTACTTGAAAACTTTGCAAATACTGCCGCACCAGCAAATCCACTAGAAGGTCAACTTTGGTACGACACATCCGAAGGTAGACTAAAAATATTCAACGGTACTATTTTTAGATCAACAGATACTACAGTAGTTTCTGCAACCGAGCCTGAGTTGTTAGCAGGCGACATCTGGATTGATTCTGCAACTCAACAAATCAAGTTTAGTGATGGCAATAACGTTATCTTAGCAGGACCTATCTATACATTTGCTCAAGGCGTTACTGGATTTGACGTTCAGACAGTTGTAGATAGATTTGGAAATCCAAGAACAGTTGCAAGATTAATGATAGGCGGTGCACCGGTTGCACTAATCAGCAGTATAGATTTTATTGCTGCACAAAGTATAGCAAACTTTGGAACAAATATACAAGCCGGCGTTAACATAAGTTCTGTGTATCCTGATTTTAGATTTATAGGAACAGCAGAGTTTGCAACATCACTGGTTGATAGTTTAGGCGATGAATTTACACCTGACGATTTTTTAAAGATTGCTGCAAATAATACTGCAACAGGATCATTGCATGTAAAAAATGATAATGGAATAATAATAGGTGACGACAGTGACTATGTTATCAAAGTTGAGGGTATAAGCACAGTTAACAGAGCACAACTAAACGGCTCTGATGTTAAGTTTCAAATAAATCAATCTTCGACAATTGTTGATTATTTTACAATTGACAACAGTACTTCTCGAATTGGTGTATGGCAATCTAACCCTCAATTTGGATTTGATGTCAATACTAATGTTAGAATTACAGGAAACCTACAAGTTGACGGTACAACATCGTATTTTGATGTTACAAATTTACGAGTAGAAGATAAAACAATCGAACTTGCAATTACATCAGATAGTACATTGTTACCAGAAAGTTCACTCGATGGTGCAGGTGTAATTGTAAAAGCAACAGGAAATGACAAGTCTATAACTTGGAACTTAACCTATGATACTTGGGATAGTTCTACACATTGGAACGTACCAACCGGATATGCATACAAAGTTGGCTATAATACTGTTTTAACAGAAACAGGATTAGGGTCATCTGTTGTTAACAGTAGTTTAACAAGTGTAGGAACACTAACCAGTTTAAATGTAGACAACATCAATTTAAACAACGCAACTATTACAACTACTACAAATCCGTTGGTAATTGCAAGTGCTGGCGATATAAGCATTACTAGCAGCAGAAAAATATACGGAGTAGGTTCTCCTGATATTTCTGATTCGCCTGATTATGTTGCTACAAAAGGCTATGTTGACGATAAAACCTTAGAAGCACCTGTTTATCTTTCGTTGGACATTACAGGTTTAAGCAACAGTCAAATTGCATCGGTTATAAATGATTTGGCACCGTCGCTTACAAAAAACATTGGTGTGTATGCTTATGTACATTGTGTTCAATACAGCGGATCTATAGAATATAATGCAAGCGATGCAATTTCAAAGTCTTTTATAGCAGTAGACAAAAATGGTACAGAAAATCAGTCAGTACTTGCTGACGTAAGTTTTTCTAATGTAACGGAAACAGTATCACTATCTGTGTCAAGAAGTTTAAAGCGTTTTGTTGTTAATGGTTCAGGTAACTGGGCCTACGACACAGATCTTGTTTCGAGTGTTTAATAGGTAAATATTAGTGTTGCAAAGGGGTTGTTCCATAAATGGCATATATTATTAACAGATACAACGGTACAGTTTTAACTACAGTAGAAGACGGTACAATTAATCAAACTACTGAAGTGAAATTTGTCGGTAAGAATTTTGCCGGATATGGCGAATCACAAAATGAAAACTTTTTATTCTTATTAGAAAACTTTGCTAACTCTGTAGCACCAACAAAGCCAATCAGCGGTATGCTATGGTATGATAGTGCAACAAGTAAAATAAAAGTATATGACGGATCAAAGTGGAAAACCACAGGCGGCTCAGAAGTTAGTAGTACTGCACCAACTGGATTAGTCGAAGGCGACCTTTGGTGGAACAGTTCTACAAATCAACTTTATGCTAGAAATTCATCAAACGAGTGGGTGTTAGTAGGACCGCAAAGTGCAGGTACCGGTGTAACTCAAATGAGAAGTTTAACAGTTACAGATACACTCGGGGTGCAACATGCAATTATCCTAGCAACAGTCGATGATGAGGTTGTTTACATTATCAGCAAAGACGAATTTACTATATCACTAGCAGATACAATCGAAGGATTTGACTCGGTTAAAAAAGGTCTTACCTTAATTAATACAAAAGCATCAACCAATGGTGTAACAACATCTGATCATAGATATTGGGGCACTGCTTCAAATGCGTTGAGATTAGCAGGACGTCCTGCGTCGGATTATTTAACAACCGACAATGTTATATTTACTGGGATTGTTAAGTTTGGCGACGTAGGATATACATTAGGCAACGACGATGATTTAATTGTTAACATCGACTCGGATACTTCAACTCCGCAAATAAAATTAGTTAGAAATGCATTACGTTTTAGATCTAGCACTGATGTGCTAGTATCTACAATTACCAACACTGGAATAGCACCGGGCGCAAATAATACATTTAATTTAGGTGCTTCGGGTAATGCATGGGCAAATGTATATGCTACTAACCTTGTAGGTACTGCAACTGAAGCAGGATTGTTAACAGTGGGTGGCACAGGAAGATCTGCATCAACCTCTGCAACTGCAAACACCGTTGCAGCAAGAGACAGCAGCGGTAACTTGACAGCAGTTGTGTTTAATGGTACTGCAACTAAAGCCAGATACGCTGACCTTGCAGAAAAGTATACAACAGAACAAGAATGGCCAGTTGGAACAGCAATGGCAGTTTGCAAACACAGTGAACACGAAACTTGTCCGGCTACAGCAAGTGATTTAGCAATCGGTGTAATTTCCGAAAAGCCTGCATACTTGATGAATAGCGAACTTGAGAACGGCCAAGCAATTGCACTTAAAGGTCGTGTACCGGTAAGAATAGTAGGCCCAGTTAAAAAAGGTCAAGCAGTTTATGCTTGGGATGCAGGCGTTTGCACTACAATGGCAACAACTGCATTAATTGGAGTAGCATTAGAGACCAACGATTCAACTGACGAAAAGTTAGTCGAGTGTGTTCTTAAAGTATAAATAAAACTAGCAGTTTATAGGAATAAGTAATGGCAGTTGGAGAGATAATTACCGCAGCGCGATACAATAGTATGCAAGCAAAGGCAATTGCTGTTTTAGGCAACGGCAGCGGAAATTTAGGATATGGACAAAGACCAGTTAGCACAACAGTAGCAACAACAAATACTGTTAATGCTCTACACATGCAAAATTTAAAATCTGATTTAGAAAAAGCATATGTACACCAAACAGGAAGTCTTCCTACCCTAACGAGTATTGTTGCTTCCGCAGACGAAATAACAGATACAGTTTATGCTCAATACGAAAATATTTCAACGTTTGTTTATGCAGAAATTAATAGATTTGCATTAGACTCGTCACAAGCAACAGTAGAAAATAAGTTAAGTAGTCAGCGTACATCAGCGTGGGGTGGCGCATCGCAACCTCAAACAGTGCGTCATGAATTTACTGTAACATTTACTGGTGGTTATACTGTTATAAATTCGGATGGAACATCGGGTACAGCCACTGCCGCAGATCACAGAAGACATTTCTTTAACAGCGGCGGCGAAATAAGAATTGTACCATCAATTTCCAGCCCTCCTTCGTCTACTTCAAAATTTATTGATTGGCAAAATCTATTACAGTCAATTGGAACTTTGAGATTTAACTATACAACTGTTACTGCAAGTTCTGGTATATCGTCTAGTTTAGGTAACTTTGACTTAACAAGTACGTATCAAACACTTTATACAAAATCTGGTACAAGTGTTTATACAGGTAACACATTTGTAGTTAAAGCCAAGGGCGATCAAACATCAGGAGTTGTTACATTCTTAGTTGAATTCACCGATGATCTAAGTAACAACGTTGACGAGCCAGTCGAAGGTACGTTGTTAAGTTCGATATCTCAATACAGAGCAACTGGTTCTTATGTGTCAGTGCCTTCTCCTGCATATCAAACTATACAAAGTTTGTAATGACAGAAACTATATATAAGTACTAGGAGAAAAACTAATGCCTGTATCAACCGGATCCTCTTTAACAGCTAGTTCTTATAATTCAATCAGAAGTACTTTGTCCAGTATCTATGCAACACAATATGGACAGACCATGAGGTCTACAACAGTTGCAGCCACAGTTGACTCGGTTACCTCTGAACAGATGCTAGATCTATTTCTCGATGCACAAGGAACGTATGTGCATCAAGTTGGTAGTGTAAGCACCACTGTTGCAGTACCGCCAACAGGACAAACTGTTGGTGCAAATCAGTCTCAAACTTTTAACCAAACTACAGGTGCAAAAGCAACACCGGCTGACGGTACAATACAAGGTATTAATGATTACGAGTCGTTAATAAACACTGTGAGTAACTTTGATCCTAGTGTAACTGGGTTTTCAATAACTAGTTTTAGCCCAGGAACACCGCTTAACAGTTCACGAAGTACTCAGTGGGGCGGCACAGGCCAGGTTGAAAGCATTTATCATGTAGTAACTGTAACATTTCCTACTGTTAACGCAATGAATTTTTATTTTAATGCAGGTGGTGAAATACGTTTTACTGCTAGTCTAACTGGCGGCAGTGGATCAAAAGACACAGACTGGCAAGGTTTGCTAAGTGCAATGGGTACTATTACATTTAATAAATTTAGAATAACAGCATCATCTGGTACCCCAACTCCGGCTGGTTCTGGAGGCAGCGGTTTTAGCAGTTTAACATCTAGTTACAGACAGTTGTTTATTAAAGCAGGATCTGGAGTATATGCAGACAACGATTATACTATATCTGGGTTACTTTCTGGATCAACATTGAGATTTAGAATTGAATTCAATGACGGTGATACTGGTACTAATGCAGGAAGTCCAGTTGGTGGAACTCCAATTGACGAACCAGTAACTGGTACAACAACTAGCACAGTTAACACTGGTAGACCAAACAGTTCGTTTATATATAACTCAGCATCGTATACCGCAGTTAGTTTGGCAGCCCCGACACTAGCAACAGCAATTGCACTTACCAGTGACAATTTAACTCCTCCTGCTTAAAATTATTTGACAAATATTAAAAAATGTCGTATTATATCAATACGATAGGAGTAATCTATGGACGAAAAACTAAAACAAGCACTTGATTTTAGTAATTATATGATCACACTAAACAATCAAAAACGTGTTTTAAAAGAACAATATCAAAATGATATTGTATATTATTTCAACGGTGGCCAGTTTACAGTAAAACAAGAGTTAGTTAGTTTCTGTCAAGCACTTATTGCTTTAAAGCAAACTGAAACAATCCTAGTTGATGATAACGGAATACCAGTAGAAATTGAAGAGTTGTTTGAATTTACCAAAAGTATCGTTGGTGTTTACTTTGCAGCAACCAACAAATATTTAATTGAATACAACAAATTAAAAAGCAACAGAACAGTTGAAGGTATAATCGATTTATGAGCAAAGGTGTTTTGCTTATCGCAAGAAATAACAGCGAAGTTGATTATGTAAAACAAGCAGTATTTTCGGCAAAGCGTATTAAAAATTACTTAAACTTACCGGTTAGTATTATAACAGACAATGTACAATATCTTAATGAAAGATACACAGATTCAATGTCTGTGTTTGATAAAGTTATTGAACTAGAAAAAGAATCTTCATATACATATAAAAAATACTACGACGGATCTTGGACTAGAAAAAATCTTGAATTTAAAAATACAAGTAGAAGCAGTGTATTTGATTTAACTCCTTACAACGAAACACTCCTACTTGATACAGATTTTATAATTGCAAATAATTTATTGTCTAATTGTTTTACACAAGCACATGACTTTTTAATTTATCAAGATGCGTTTGATTTAGCCGGATGGAGAGATGTATCAGAATTTAACTCTATCAGCGAAGTTGGTCCAAATTTTTACTGGGCAACAGCAGTTTTTTTTAGAAAAACAGAAACTAATAAAGTTTTTTTTAACTTAATAAAACACATACAAGAAAATTGGTTACATTATCGAAATCTTTATCAAATACGCACAAGTGTTTTTAGAAATGATCATGCTTTTAGTATAGCAATTCATATGATGAACGGATTTCAAGCAGGTGACTTTGCTAAACCAATGCCGGGTACAATGTATTATTCAATTGACAGAGACTTGTTAGTTGAAATCAACAATGAAAATTTTTTAATTTTATTAGAAAAAGAAAACGAAGCAGGAAAATACTTTCCTACAAAAATAAAAAACAGCAACGTTCATGTTATGAATAAGTTTAGTCTTGGTAGAGTAATAGACAATGACAGTTAATTTTACAATGCTTGCACAGAACAGCACACACAACTATGTAAAACAAGCATACTTGTGTGCATTAAGTATTCGTGCTACCAATCCTGACAGTAAAATTTGTCTTATTACCAACGACACACTTGACAAAAAACATTCAGCAGTGTTCGATGATATTGTTAGTATTCCTTGGGAAGATTCTGCACAGTCATCAGAATGGAAAGTAGAAAATCGGTGGAAAATTTATCATGCTACACCGTATGACCGTACAATTGTGATAGATACTGATATGTTAGTACTTGAAAATGTCGAGCATTGGTGGAATTTTCTAAAAAACTATAAGATATTTTTTACTACTAACGTAAAAACCTATAGAGGAACTCCTTTAACTAGCATCTATTATCGTAAAGCATTTAGAAATCATCAACTGCCCAATCTATACAGTGGATTTCATTACTTTGAAAAAAGCGACGAAGCACACAACTTTTATAAATGGCTTGAGTTAGTGATGAACAACTGGGAACTGTTTTATGGACAATATGCAGGTGGAAAGTATTTTCAAAAATTTGCCAGTGTAGATATTAGTGCTGCAATTGTAACTAAGATACTAGACTGTGAGGAGCGTGTTACAAGCAAAGCAACATATCCGCATTTTACTCATATGAAGATCCATACACAAGATTGGAAAATCTTAACCAGTGAACGGTGGCAAGACAAAGTAGGTGTATACTTAGATAATGATCTTGATCTAAAAATTGGAAATTACAAGCAAAACGGAATATTTCATTATACAGAAAAAGATTTTGTTACAGATGATGTTATAAAAATTTATGAAAGATATTTAAATGTTTGAAAGTATTCTTTATGTTTCAACTAAACGATATGTCTACTTCGACGAAGATGGTAATTTAACTGCGGTATCAAATGTTAATACTGAGCCAGGTAACTATGTCGAAGTTGAATTTGCAGACATTGCAAATTTAATTACTGGTAAAGAACACTTTTTTCATTATTATGTAGCGTTTGATACTGTTTCTAAAAGTTATGTATTAAAACATAAACTTAACGAAGAAGATTTTACGTTTGATGTAAACAATCAAATATATAAAATTCCTAATAGTAGTGCAAGAACTGATATCAAAATCATACAAGACATCCCTAATAAAAAATGGACAATTGTGTTAGATGAAATCATTAGAGATAATTTTAAATCTAAAAAGATGATTTTTACAAAATCTCTTAACTTTAGTTTTACACGATACAACGACCCACATCAACTGGAAAAGTTTTTAACTATAGAATTGAATTCACTAATTGAACAAGATTTACATATTGACTTTGAAAACCAAATAGAACTTGACCCAAACGCATTAAGTGTATATACTATAAAACGTCTAGAAACATATTCGCATGAGGTATTAAATGGGTAAATTTAGAGTGCTTGACTATGATATAATTTATTTGTCATATGACGAGCCAAACGCTGAAAAAAATTATGCAGACTTGTGTAAAAAAATTCCATGGGCAAAACGTGTACATGGTGTCAAAGGCAGTGATGCTGCACACAAAGCCTGTGCTAGACTAAGCGAAACTGACAGATTCATCACAGTCGACGGCGATAATGTTATCAGCCAAGAATTTCTTACAAAAGAATTTGATTTTGACGAAAACAGAGATCTAGAAAAGTGTGTTATTAGTTGGACTGCCCGTAATACAATTAATGGATTAATGTATGGCAATGGCGGCCTAAAATGTTGGCCAAAAGAATATGTTTTGAACATGCGTACACACGAAAACGCAGATCCTAACAATCCACATGCACAGGTAGATTTTTGCTGGGATCTTGAATATATCCAAATGAACAGTTGTTATAGTGAAATCTACAACAACGCTACACCGCAACAAGCATGGCGTGCAGGATTTAGAGAAGGTGTTAAAATGGCACTGGACCGTGGTGTCAAGCCGACTGTAGAAGCATTTAAAAAGAATCATTGGAAAAATCTACACAGACTTTATATTTGGCTCATGGTTGGCGCAGATGTTGAGAACGGTATGTGGGGCATATACGGTGCTAGAGAAGGCCTTTATAAAACCATGCTTACTGACTGGGATTATGTAAATGTTCGTGACTTTGATTGGCTAAATGAGTATTGGGAAAACACTGTTACTAAAAAAGTAGACGAAGAAAATCTTGTTCGTAAGTGTGAAGACTTAGCAGACGTACTTATTCCAGTTCTAGATTTGCCGATTGCAGCATATCCACTAGAAGCAGATCAAAGTAAATTCTTTAAAACCGTTTATCAAAACCCAGCAAGAACTACTAATCAGCAGTTCATAGATAGAGAAGATTAATGTCAAAAACACAGGATTACATTAAAAATGTAAACGACGTTACTACACGACATTTTAGCCCAACATTTTGTTTTGCTAAATGGCATCATACAACAATTTATTTGCAAACTGGAGAAACACACAGTTGTTATCATCCTGCCCCTCACAAAATTTCAGTAGATGAATTGTTAACCAATCCTAGTGCATTACACAATACACAGCAAAAAAAGCAAGAGCGTAGAGAAATGCTCGAGGGCAAACAACCAAAAGGTTGTCAATATTGCTGGAACATTGAAAATATGGGCAAAGACTACGTAAGTGATAGACACATACGCAGTGCTAGTATCTATAACGAACAACGTCTACAAGAAATTAAATTTAATCCTTGGGACTTTAACGTAAATCCTGAGTATATTGAAATTTCATTTGGTAACGAATGTAACTTCCGTTGTGGATATTGCCATCCTAAGGCCAGTAGCCGCTTTCACAATGAAATACGACAGCACGGTCCGTATGATATGGTAAACAATCATCGCTGTGACATTGACTGGTTTAAAGTCTATGATGAAGATAACAATCCTTATCTTCATGCTTGGTGGAAATGGTGGCCGGAGGTTAGTAAAACTCTGAACATTTTACGTGTTACTGGCGGCGAACCAACAATTCAAAAAAGTACATACAAACTATTTGATTTACTAGAGCAAGATCCTAAGCCCAATCTCGAACTAAACGTCAACAGCAACCTTGGCGGCAAAGAACGTCAACTTGAAAAGTTTACTGATGCTGTAAACAGTTTGCTATCTCAAAATAAGATTAAACAATTTAAGTTATTTACAAGTGTTGACACTTGGAATGAACGTGCTGAATACATTCGTGATGGCCTTGACATAGAAGTATTTGAAAGAAACTTAGATTATTTTTTGCGTAATACAACTGCTCCAGTTACATTTATGATTACGTTTAATATTTTTAGTGTAACTACGTTTCAAACTCTGCTTGAAAAAATTCTCGAATGGCGTCGTAAATACAACGATGTTGAAAGCAGTCGTTGGCAGCGTATTCATTTTGATACACCTTATTTAAAAGAACCTCTACAATACGACATCAATATTCTTCCTAAAGAACGATATATGCAGTATATGGAACAGCATCTACAGTTTATCAAAGACAACGTTCAAGAAGGTAGCAAAGTTCATTTTAGTGAACTTGAATATGAAAAGTTTAGACGTGTAGTTGATTACATGCGTAGCACAGAATATGCTCCTGAAAAAATACACGAAGGTAGAAAAGACTTTTGGAATTTCTTTAAAGAACAAGATCGTAGACGTAACATAGATTTTGAATCTACTTTTCCTGAAATGAACGATTTTTTCCAACTGTGTAAGCAAGCAGCAAATGGATAAAGATTACTTATTAAACAAGAGCAAAACGTTTTGCATGTTTCCGTGGATACATCTCAATGTTACTCCGCTAGGTAATGTTTATCCTTGCTGTAGTTCTGATTATACAGATCCTTTTGCTAACGTTAAAGATGCTTCACTTGCTGAAATTTTTAATAATGACCGAATGAAGCAATTGCGTTTAGATATGTTGTCTGACAAAAATAATAAAATTTGTACATACTGCTACAAACACGAAGAAAGTTCGCCGTTTAGTTTTAGGAAATATAGTATAGAACACTTTGGCAAAGACTTTGATGAGTTAGTTACTTTAACAAACAGTGACGGAAGTATGCCACAATTTTCTATGAAATACTTTGATGTAAGATTTTCTAACATCTGTAACATGAAGTGTCGTACTTGTGGTGCAGAATTTTCCAGCCAATGGGCTCAAGAAATGAAGCAACACGAAGCAGTTAGCAAAGATTATAGAATTATAAATCACGCCGATAGTACAGGTCAACTTTTAGAAGAAATTAAAAATCAAGTTGAAAATATTGATCTAGCATACTTTGCTGGCGGCGAGCCACTAATTACAGAAGAACATTATATAATTCTTGAAGAAATGATTCGCAAAGGTGTAAACAAAAATATTACACTTCGTTACAATACTAATATGAGTAATTTTAAATATAAAAAATACAACGTACTTGATCTTTGGAGTAGATTTAAGCGTGTAGAAATCTCAGCAAGTATTGATCACTACGGAGAACGTGCTGAATATATACGTCACGGAACAGACTGGGCTGTTGTAGAATCTAATTTAAAGTCTATTAGAGACTTAGATTACATTGACTATCAGTACAACACAGTACTAAGTGTTTTTAATTATGCAACACTCGATCAATTTTATAACTATCTTATTGAAAAAGATCTGTTGCGTAAAAAAGACATGATTAGCATCTATAGAGCGTTAACTCCTTCTTATTATGCTGCAACAATTTTACCAAAATCTATCAAGCAATTTGGAACAGACAAATTAAATGATTTGCATGATTTTATGATTGCTGGAGATTGGTATCAAGCAATGCATATTCAAGATGCTATTAGATTTACAAATCAAACAGACGAATGGGATAAAGAACGCGAACAGTTTACACATCATACACAAAGACGTGATAAAATTCGTGGAGAAAGTTTTACAAGTGTGTTTCCAGAATTGAGTGAAATGTTAAATGGATAAAGAAGAATTATTAAAGAAGAATCGGGCATTTTGTATTTTACCTTGGATTCACATGCACGTATGGCCAAATGGCAACGCAATGCCTTGCTGTATTTCCGATAGTACACAACCGTTTGGAAACTTAAAAGACAACAGTATTGAAGAAGTTTGGAACAGCGAAAAATACAAAGAATTGCGTTTGGCGATGCTGGAAGGCAAAAAACTTGATGTATGTAGCCGTTGTTATGAACTCGAAGATAGTACTTATATTTGGACGCTAAGAAAAAATCACAACCATTGGTTTGGTGAAAAACACTTTGACTTGGTAGAAAAAACAAAAGACGACGGCAGTATTGATGAATTTCGCATGGCATACTTAGACATACGTTTTTCAAATATCTGTAATATGAAGTGTCGCAGTTGTGGACCTGAACTAAGCAGTCAACATGCCAAAGAATTTAAAGATTTGTATGGAGAACACGAACTTGCTCGTATGCTAAAAAACGATGGCAAGATTGTAGTTAATATTGCTAAAGAAAATAACTTTTGGAATGACTTAACAAAGTATTTGCCTGACATTGAAGAAGTATATTTTGCAGGCGGAGAAGCACTTATCACAGACGAACATTATCAAATTCTTGACTATTGGCTAGAAAATAACAAGCGTGATGTTCGTCTAAGATATACAACTAACTTTAGTAATTTTAGATACAAGCAAAAGTCTATTATAGACTATTGGCAAGAATTTTCAGACATTCAAGTCAGCGCAAGCCTTGACTGTAATGGTTATAGAGCAGAATATTCTAGACACGGAACAGTATGGAATACAATTGAACGTAACAGACAAGAAATGTTAGAACGTGTACCTCACGTACATTTCGAACTAACACCCACAGTCAGTCTTTATAATGCCTGGAACTGGCCGGACTTTCACATGGATTGGGTTGAGCGTGGATTAGTTGATATTGAAAATTGCAGACTTAATATGCTTACTGGACCAGACTTTATGAGAATTGACAACGTTCCGGAAAGTGTTAAAATCGAATTAAGAGCAAAATATCTTGATTATAAATCTTGGGCATTTGAAAAAATAAAAGATCGAGCAAAGAACAAGCCAGAAATAATTAAAGATGTAATTGGAAAGATTGATAGTGTAGTTCAGTTTATGAATACTGGAACAGAGAATAAAGAAAAGTTAAAGCAGTTTATTGAAAACAATAATAATCTTGATCGATATAGAAAAGAAAACTTTTGGGCAGTATTTCCTGAAATGTCATGGTTAAAACAATATGAGTGAACTATTTAAAATAACACCGATCGAAGACAAGTATATGAGTCTTACTTGGCAAGTAAACAATTTTTGTAACTATCAGTGTAGTTATTGTAACCCAGGTAATTGGAGTGGTACATCACGTAACAATGGTAATCTAGATTCTTATAAGCGTAATGTAAGAAATATCTTTCAACAATATCAAGACAGAGGTTACAGATATTTTAAAATATTTTACAGCGGCGGCGAGCCCACACATTGGGAAAACTTTATTCCTCTAACAGAATACTTAAAAGCGGAATTAGGTGATAATTTAACTGTTGCAGTTAATACAAATCTAAGTCGTCCTTTGAGATATTGGGAACAACACTATCATCTATTTGATGACATAGTTGCAAGTTTTCATATTGAATATGTTAAACCTGATAGGTACATTGAAAACGCAGCATTTTTGTGTGACAAAGTAGATTATCTTTGCACAAAAATGCTAATGCATGAAGAACGCTTTTGGGAAGTTGTTGAATTTGGTAATCGTGTAAGAAATGAAGTGCTGAACTATAATTTAGAGTGGACACCTTTATTTGACGAAATGAGTGTTAATGCAGGACCGTGGAAATACTCTGATCCTGCTAAAGAAAAGTTTTTAAGAGAAGCACAGTTTGAAACTGTAATGCGTAAAACCAAACCTTACAGAACAAATCGAGCAATTAGTTTAGCACATTATACAGATTCTGTAGAGCCAGTAAATAGTAATAAGATTATTTCAGCAAGACAAAACTTTTTTGCAGGCTGGCGCTGTTCGGTTGATGATGCACTGTTTATCAATCCAATTGGACAAATTAGCAGTGCTAGTTGTGGAGTTGGAAACAACCACGGAAATATCTTAAATGAAAATTTAAAGTTTAATCTAAACCCTGTAATTTGTAGCAAGGAACACTGTCACTGTGGTACCGATATCATCATTCCTAAAGAAAAAATATAATTTTTCTCATCTTTTTGTTAACGGTTGCAGTCATAGTGCTGGCAGCGAAATCGAGGGTAGCGGTATAGGTGAAGGCAACTATAACAGAGAAAACTGTTTTGGTGCTCAGTTGGCTTATAAACTTGGTGTTGATTATACTAATATTGCTTTACCCGGCGGCAGTAATGATTACATTAATAGATCTTCGACTCATTGGATTTTAGATAATTTAGAGTTGGCAAAGCAGTCACTATTTTTAATACACTGGACTGGTAGTTCGAGATCTGAAATCTTTTTTAATAGTGCAAACACTGAACACTATTGGCATTTTGTTCCTTATGTACCTGATCGAAATGTAGGACATGTTCATGCAGATCATTATGCTCCGACATTCCCGCAAGAACAAAAGCACGTACTTGATGCACTCTCTCGTTATATGTTTGTCAACGAAGAACACTGGGAAATAAACAGATACCTAAACATAATTAACTTGCAAACAATTTTGGAAGCACATCAAATACCTTACATTTTTAGAAATGGATTTCAAAGTTGTGCTGTTGGTAATAGATACGCTTATTATCAAACAAAAGTTAATGCAAATAACTTTTATAAATTTGACGACGTTTCAGAATCATTTTTCGAACATTGCATCGCAGCAGGTTTTAGTGTTGAAGGACAACGGTATTGGCACCACAGAAAAGATGCTCATACTTATTGGGCTAGCCGTTTGTACGATCAGAATTTTCTATAAGTTGTGAATTTAATTCATTGTAAAATTTGTTTAAATTGTATAGATTTTCGTTATTATGTTTTAGTATAGGAATCATATCGGTATACATTTTTTGTAATTCTTCTATAGTAAATGTATCGATATATTCAATAATTTCGCATATTCTTGCTAGCCTATCTTTGTTTGATTTAATATTATCGTAGTCTTCTGGCCAGTATGCATCAAAGGTTTTAAAACCCATATCTTTTAACATTTGTAATGTTCCTGGTGCAGCACACATTAAAAATGGTCTATAATTTTTAATTGCATTGAGAGTTTTTTCACTAATATTTGGCCACGGTTGTGTAACTCGAGATTCCTGTACAATAGCACAAAAACTTTCATAATACGAGTCCACAGGGTCTTGACTTTTTCTAATGTTAAATCCTGGAGCATCATATTCAGGATCGGTTCCGTTTTCGCCTATTGTTTTTGGATTTGCAATCTCTATAGATAATGGAACTATCTCTTGCAACAGTGTATTCCCGTTTAACAATGTTTTTGATAGTGTAGGATATTTTAAAGAAAATTCTTTCCAACTAAACCAAAAACGTGAAATCATGTCCTCGTTGCTTAATTTAAAATAAAAACTAACATTGTTGTTGTTTATTAAATTTTTTCCTGCTAAAAATGCAGTTATAAAATGTCTGCTTGGATCATACCTCCAAGCACCGCTCCAAAACTTTTTAGTTATTAAATTTGGTTTAATGTTTACATGTTTATATAAACAGAACATTCTAGTTCTGTTTTCTATTAAACCTAGACGTTGAGAATACCATACAACAAACAAGTCCATTGAAAGTAATGTTAGCGAAGGATATATTTTTTGATAATATTCCCAGCATTTATAATCTGTGCAATATACTTTTAAATTTTTAATATTATTTTTTCTTGCCCAATGTTCTATACTATCTAATTCTAAGCAACGAATTTTTTCTATTTCGTGATCTTCGTTGTCAATTTTTAAAATATGAGGTTCGTATAGTGGATTACGTTTGGGATTATATATGTAATGAGTCAGCGGTTCAAAGAAATAAAAACTAACTTCTTCGTTGCTGATAATTTTTCTAAAATGGTCTTTTTCTAGTAATTTTTCTAACTGCGTTATATAGTGTGTACCGTTGTATATTATAAATGGATTTTTTTCAGTTTTTAAAAAAGATTCATTAAGTAAATGTCTTAATCCTTCACAATTTTTAATTTCTAAAAAATTGTGTTTTGTGCCATTAGAATCTATAACAATTGGTAATATCTTTCCTCGTGCAGAAAAAACCAAAGATGAAAACCAATTTGTTAACAAAATTAAACTCCTTACATTAAATAATTTAAATTATTTATGTAGGTATAATATGATAGAATTTTATAATGACAAACCTCTTTTATTTCGAAGTGAATTAGTTAATAAAACACTAAATTGGTATTCTACAGATTCAAAAGACCTGTTTAAACAACAATCTAAAGATTTTAAAAAAAATCATGAACACGAAATTGTTTATAAATTTAACAGTCTGGGGCATAGAACAAAAGAAATCAGCGACCTAAATCGAGACTTTTTATTAACATTTGGGTGTAGTTATACCGAAGGTGTCGGACTAAACACTGATAAAATCTGGAATGATCGAGTTTCTAAAGATCTCAAATTAGATTTATACAATTGTGCTTTAGAAGCAAGCGGTATGGATGTGCAATATTATAATGCAACATTATGGAAAAACAGTAAACTTCCTATTCCAAAATTGGTTATTGTACAATGGCCTCAAAAAGCTAGAAAACAATTTGGCCTTCACAGACATGACCATATTGAATTGCGAGACATGACGTCGCCATCGACCAAAGATGGAGTATGGTGGGGGCGTAGATATCTGCTTGATGTAGGTGAAATGTACTTAAACAACTTTATGTGGTTTGAAAATTTTAATAATATATGGCAATCCATGAACGTTCCAGTACTAAACTTTACCTGGGACGACGATGATTTAGAAGTTATATTAAAGAGAAGTAAATATAAAATATGGGCTATCGTACCAGATACGCTTGACAAGGCCAGAGACAACGGACACGACGGTCCGGAATTTCATAGAGGTACAGCAGAACAGTTATTAGAAATAATGAAATTACCCAACTTCACGTACAAGATCTAACGTGCAACAATGGAAACAACCTCCGAGCGTTCTAGCATGACGTAACGGTAGCATAGCACATTCTATACCGTGTGCTTCTAATGCTTTGCGTGTGGGTTCTTGATGTTTTTCTAATACTACTAGATTGGGATTTACACTAAACAGATTAACATTCCAAGTCCAAATACTGCTATTGCACAATCCTGGATAATGACCTACATCAACAGGTTCTGGTGCCCATACGATGTCCCATTTATTAAACGGCGCAGGTAACATATCACGATTTTTAATTCTACTGGGATTTGCAAGTAAAAGTCCTTCTCTTAAAAATGCAACAGTGCTATCAATATGCATATAAGAATAAACTTTTTCTAATGTATGAACTTTAACATCGTTTCCTACAAATTCTTGTAAGTATTTTGCACCTGCTTTATTTCCACTATTACTTACTAAGTAAAGCAACTGGTCGTTTGCACGTATGACATTTGCAGCATCAAACTTAGGAGCAATTTCAGTTAATGCAAGTTGATCAGGATCGCCGATGCAATCTTCGTTATACATGTCGTCTTTTTGATAATTTTCTGCTATTGTAAAATTGTTACCAAGATGTTCAACAATATGTAAAAATTCTTGTTCTCTAGCACGTAAACTCATTGGAGTTGCTAGTGCAGTGTTTTTATAAACAAACACACTGTCTCTAGGACAATAATTGTAGTATCCTGTTGGAACTCTGTTTGGGCGTTTAACTTCTACCCCTTCGCCTTTTAAAAAATTGACAAACGTGTCTAAATCTTCGTTGCTTTCTTCTACAACTTGTTTTGGATAAGGCCTGGATTTTACAGTATCAACAGATTTTTTATCTGCATAATTTACTACCCGTAAGCTTTTATCCATTGTAGGAATTTGTGCATATTCGGGAACTCCGACAATTACTTTTTTGAGTGGATCCCACTCGTTGGTGCTATAAATACTCATACAATATTTAAGGAGTTTTTATGTCTCGTCTTTTCACATTTGGTTGTAGTTTCACACAATATGGTTGGCCAACATGGGCAGATATAATTGCATACGACAAAGATGTAGAATACTACAATTATGCGATTGCAGGGTTAGGAAATGTTGGTATTGCTCACAGAATTTTAGAGGCAGATCTAAAACACAAATTTCAAGACGGTGACGAAATTTTTATTTTATGGTCAAGTTGGAGTAGAGAAGATAGAGTTAAAGATGCGGCATGGATTGGCCGTGGATCGGTATTAACTTATAACAGTCATCATTATGATAAATCGTTTCTTAAAAAATATTGGGATTTTGATAACGATGTTGTTAAAAACTCTACTGCTATAATAACAACAAATCGTTTATTTAAAAATTTTATCACATGGCAAGCAAGTGCATTTGAATTTTTTACTACCGAAGGACTCAATTTAACTAAACACAGGAATGGCAATATTATTAATCTTTATAAAAACGAATTACCCAACTTAACAGTTATTCCTTGTGAAACTAAAAAAAATTCGTTTAAAATAGTACGAGATTCGCATCCTGATGTTTTAGGACATCTAAATTTAGCAACTCGAATATACAAAGACTTAGATTTAACAATTAAAGATAAAACAAAAAATACATTTATACGTCTACAGCACGACATAGAAAATTCAATAAAAGAAACTGATAATTTTCAACAAGTACTTGACAAAATTACTGTCTTAATGAAATTAAATTACAAAAAACTTTTTTCTATAAGAAATTATCCTTCATTGAACGAAGATTGACATATTTCTTAAATCAGGATAATCTTGCCAACTCCATGTTTTTGGAATTGTGTTTATTGCTGTATCTAATTTATCTAAGCCTAATTGAGCAGTTTCTGGAGTCATATAATAATGATACCCAAAACTGTCGATGTCTTGTTCCGCCCAAGGTAGATCACGAGATCTACCATCATAACTTAGTTTTATTAAATCATGATATGCAGATTCGTTGTCAGTTAAAATCATTCCACCTCTCCCAAGACTTAAATGTTTTTTAAACTGAAAACTCAAACACATAAACGTATTAGGTATATAACTATTTTGTTTCCATAATACAGCAGCATCATAAATATTGTCTGATAGTTTATAATAATGTTCCCAAGGATTGTCTTGCCATTGCCACCTAATGTTTAATTTTTTTGCAGTCATGGGCACTGATAAATAAGTACGATTTGGAATTGATATATTTTGAATTTTGTTATAAATTAAACACATCTCAATTGCGTGAGTACAGCAATCTGTTGAAACAGCAAATTTTGAACCAAAGAATTTTGCAATTTTATTTTCAAATTTATTAATTATATCGAACATAATATATTTATAGAAAGGTTTATATGTCTAAAACATTTTATCATTTTGTCTGGGGCGAGTTTGGATTAGAAAACATAGTAAATGAACTTGAAAAAGATAACTCATATACAGACATTGTAATTTTTGGTCCTGAAGAACACGAAATAGGATTTGCATTTCACGACACAGAATTTGTAATGTTTAAAAGATTTCTAGATTATCATAATGTTAACTTAAAAATGATTTTAGGTGCACCGACTAACAGTATTTTAAATTACAGATACCAATTTAAAGATTTTAAAAATTTAAATCCATGGCATACGTTTTTTGCAAATTTTGTAATTCAACATATTTTATATCTTAAAGCATCCCCTTATGGACATAATAATGTAATTAATAAACATTTTACTTCAATGAATGGAAGAGCTCATCCGTGGAGATGCATGTTTATTGATTATATGTACAAGTACAATTTGTTTGATAAAGGTTATATAAGTTGGCATAATTCTGAGAATTGGCAATACCCATACGATTTTAAATGGTGGGCACCTAAAAAATTAAATTTTGATAAAAACTGGGTCAACCCATCTAATGGTTTTTATGACATGTATACAGTACCGATTGAATTTAAAGATAGTCTGTTTAGTATTATCTCAGAATCAAACTTACAAACTATTTTTGTAACAGAAAAAACTTATCTACCAATATATCATAAACGGCCGTTTATTATATTTGGCGCTCCTTATATACATCAATATTTAAAATCTTTAGGATTTATGTTGTTCGATGAAATTATAGACTATTCCTTTGACTCAGTAGACGACGACGAAAAAAGATGTGATATGCTTATGAAAGAAGTTGCAAAACTTTGTAATACTAATATAGAAAAACTTAGAAAAAAATCAATTACAAAGGTTGAACATAACTTTAATAATTTACTAAAAATTGTAGAAAATAAAAAGTTAATACCAAAGGAAGTAAGACGTACAATTGAAAATGGCACTCACGAAAGATTTGATCTTTATAGAAATGTGTTAAATATCAGTAATACAAAAGATTTTTTAAATTTAATCAATAAGGACACATAACAATATGAAAATATTTTTAACAGGTGCAAGCGGATTTATTGGTCAATAATAATGACAAAAAAATATCTAGTAGGATCTGACTATTATTATTTTGCTTGGGGACCCGAAGAAAAAGAAGATTTGATGTGTGCGGTTAATTCGATACCAGAAATAAAGAGAATTGTTTTTTTTGGTCCTGAAGAACATGAATTTGCTAATTTTTTTACTAATCTAGGTCAATACAAAGACCTTGCAACAGAATTAAAAAGATTAAACAAAGAACATATTATTCTAACATCAGCTGTAGAAGATTCTAGATTAAATTCATTATGGCCATACAAAAATCAAAAAAATTTTGTTTTTTGGGATTCTTATTTTGCGTATCAAGTGCTACAGTACTACATGGAAAGAAACATAAAACCTTTTGAACACAACGAAAAAATCGATAAACATTTTATTTCATTGAACGCTAGAGCACACAATTGGAGATGTATGTTTGTTGATACTATGTACAAGGAAGGACTATTTAATCACGGTTATGTAAGTTGGCACAACGCTGACAATTGGGACTACTCGTATAAGTTCAAATACTGGAAACCTAAGATTATCAATTTTGATGAAAATTGGATTAATAGTACAGACGGAATTCTGGATATAATGCTACCTCCGGAGAAACAATTTAAATCAAGTTTGTTTAGTGTTATTTCTGAATCAAGCGATCAAATTCTAAAAACAACAGAAAAGATTTATATTCCAATTTATCACAAAAGACCATTTATAGTTTATGCTGCTCAATATTTTTATAAATTTTTACAAACACAGGGATTTGTACTGTTTGATGAAATATTTGATTATTCTTTTGATAATATTCCAAATGATGAGTATAATGACGGGAAAGAACGATGCGAAGCAATGATGTATGAAACTAAAAAAATATTAAATTATGATCCTAACGATTTATATAAAATACTAAAACCAAAGATTGATCACAACTACAAAGCATTATACAAATTAGTTAAACGCCAATCAGTTAGCGACTCAGTAAAATTACTAATTGAAAATGCTAATCTAGTGAAAAAGGATTTTAATTATTTTACAACGTTTAATTTAAAAGACAATGATAAATTTAAAGAATTTTCAAAGAGATAAAATTGAATTCAAATGTATAATAATTCACTAAATATCAATAATAACACTTAATATAGGAAAAATAGATGAAAATATTACTTACAGGTGCAAGCGGATTTATTGGTCAGCATCTTTTACCACGTTTAGAAAAATTAGGCGTAGTTCATGCTTTAACAAGTGATTTAACGGATCACAACTCAGTAAAAGAAGAAATAAAATCTGTAGCACCGGACATTGTTGTTCACCTTGCAGCAAGAACTGAAGTACAAAAAAGTTTTTATGAGCAAGTCAGTTTTAGCGAAGTAAACTACGTAGGAACTGTAAACTTAATTGAATCTTGCAGACAACTAGATCCGATGCCCTATTTTGTATTTGCTAGTACAATGGAAGTATATGGATGGCAACCTATATCAGATGAAGTAGAACGCACAGGAACATATGTTAAAAGTGTAGCATTTGACGAAAATACAATTCCGCATCCAAACGCTCCTTATGCAGTTGCAAAACTTGGATGTGAAAAGTATTTAGAATACGCAGAACGTGCCTATGGGTTACGTTGGACTGCTATGCGTCAAACTAACTGCTATGGCAGAAAAGACAACGACTTCTTTGTCACTGAGCAAATTATCAGTCAAATGATCAAAGGTGACGTTTGTAATTTAGGTTATGCAGAGCCTTATAGAAACTTTATTTACATTGACGACTTGTTAAATGCTTGGATGACTCTAATTGAAAGTCCGGAATATTGCTCAGGACATTTGTTTACAATTGGCCCAGACGAACCACGCAAGATTAAAGATTGTGCCAATTATATTGCTGAAAAACTAAAATGGTCGGGACAAATTAATTGGAATACCAAAGATCCTAGACATGGAGAAATTTGGTGGCTCAACAGTAATCATAACAAGTTAACTCAACTTACCAGTTGGGTACCAAAAGTTTCCTATGAAGAAGGTATTGATAGAACAATACATCATTGGAAAAATATTTTAAAATAATGTATTTTACAAATATTCCACTTTATGAAAATCCAGAAATTTTTGGACTAACTCATAATAACTTGAATATTTGGAAAAATCAAAATATTGGAAAATATTTTTATAGAGTTAAATATAAAAATTTAAAATCAATTGATTATATTCCTGAAAAAATAATCAATTTAGCAAAAAAAAATAAAAATTTTTATATATTCTTAGACGACACGTTAGAAGGATATGCATATTTAAATTTTAATAAAGTATATGAATTTGTTTTTTCTAATAAGTTAGAAAAAAAAGTTATCTACGTTAGCGGCCATTTGGAATCAGAAAACGAATATAAAGCGTGGTTAAAAAATAAAAACAAAAATTCTGTTTTCTATGTTTGTTCAAATAACAACTGGTTTTGGAGCACACGTAGTTGGACTATAGATTCTAAGATCAAAATAGATATTGATAAAATACAATGGTATAATTGTCTAAACAATCGTCCTAGAGAACATAGACTAGCAACAGTAACATACTTAGATTATCTAAATTTATTAGACAATGGATATGTATCGGCTAACGATAGATATCCATT